TTAACGAAGCAGTGATAATACGTTTTGAGGCATTTGGTTTGCTTGCGCTAATACAGAAGTGCCTGCTTGTTGCAGTATTTGACCTTTACTCATATTAGACACTTCTGTCGCATAATCGGCATCTTCTATACGGCTACGTGATGCGGTCAGATTATTAACAGTGTTGCCTAAATTAGCAATGGTAGAATCTAAACGGTTTTGCACAGCACCCATGGCACTGCGTAAGCTATCAACTTGAGATAATGCTTTATCTAGTGTTGATAATGGTTGTTCATTAACTATATCTAAACCTGCTACCGCTGTTGTAGTAACATCCACTGTTGCTTTATCGCCTGTGGCACCTGAGGTTACCATTGCATTGAAGTAACCTTCAACGCCTTTTGTATCTACAGTTTGTACGATAAGTTTTGATTTATCGTCTTTACCATCGGCACCTTTTACATAATAAATATTATAGCTTTTAATTGTACCTTGTGTAACTTTGTCATCTAGCGCTTGAGTATTAAGCTGTTGCATTTCTTTAGGTAGTGTTGTACCCCCTGTTGGAGTCACTTCCACGTTGGTTGCTTTAGAACCAATTTTGCTTTTTACTGATAAATCCAATTTATCAATACCTAATGTAGTCGCATCCATTTTTTTCAGAGCAACACTGATTTGTTCTTTATCATGCGCACCCACTTGTAAATTTAATGTACTGTCTTCGCTTAACACTTTTACGCCATTAAATTGTGTTTGTTCTGAGATACGATTAATTTCTGCGGTACGTTGATTCACTTCTTCCTGAATAGATTTAATGTCGGATGATGTGAAAGTATTGATTAACGCTATTTAGCCTACAAAGCCACTATCCATGCCAGCCAGCAAATTTTGACTTTGCAGAATTTAATCATTTTTACCATCATTTCACATATATTGTGTCACAATCTCGACACAGTATGTCACACCTCCTCATTTTTAATTCCACACCCTGCTATACTCTCCAAAAACTAACTGGATCTACTATGAACCTCGCAAACTTACCTCAAGAAGAAAAAGACAAAATCAATGTCGATTTAGCTGCAAGTGGTGTCGCATACAAAGAACGCCTAAACATGCCAGTTGTTGCATCCGAAGTTGAACGACAACAACCAGCACATTTGCGCGAGTACTTTAATGAACGACTAGCGTTTTATCGCGAGAGAAGCAAGAAGTTGCCGGATGGTAGTTCGGTGCAGTATTTGAAGAGTGAGTGATTAGACGGTGATAACGAATATCCACTACTGACCTAAATTTACATTAGTGCTAAACTCACCCATCAATTTTTATTATGTCAATACATAGAGATAACAATGCAAACGAATAAAATAGAATCCATAGAGGGAATCCGTGGAGTGGCTTGCTTGATGGTCTTTCTTTCTCATTTATCATCAACATTCTTACCTTCAATGCATACTGGTAATATTGCAAATGCAAAAACACCAATAGATATCTTCATGATCAACTCTCCGTTTGCTTTTATTTATTCGGGTGTTGCTGCGGTAGGAATATTCTTTGTATTGAGTGGATTTATATTAAGCTATGGTGTTTTAAATAAGGGAGAGGTGATAAGTAAAGCAGCAGGTATGGCAGTAAAGAGATACTTTAGATTAATGCCTCCCGCATTATTATCCTGCGTAATAGCTTTTTTCATATTCTCATTTATTGATGTTGACAAAACATCGCTAGGAGATTGGGCAAAAAATTATAACATATCATCGCCTGACTTTTTTGAATCCATATGGACTGGATCAGTAACTCCATTTTTCATAGGTAGCGCGCCATATAACTGGTCATTATGGACTATGAAAATAGAATTTTTCGGCTCCATGGCGCTGTTTTTTCTATGCTGCGTAGTATCTCAGGTTAGATATAAAAAAATGGTTGTATTAATAACTATGTTAATTCCTTTTTTTATGAATATAAAAGCTGGTGATGATATATACTATGCTGCATTTTTTTCTGGTATGTTAATATATTTATTGAATATTAGATTTAACTTATTCTTAGGAATGATTATATTTATCATTGGTCTATTTCTGTGCGGATACCATTCAAACGGATTGTGGTATAAGTGGATTAATGAATTAGTAAACCTAAGTGTGTATGGTAGAAAGATAGATAACTATACTTTATTCAATAATATAGGTGGATTTCTTGTTGTTTTATCTATAGTGAAAACTGATTTTCTATCGAGAATCCTGTCTGCGAAAATATTATTTAAAATGGGAGCACTTTCATTTTCCGTGTATGTTTTACATCAGCCAATTATGCATGTAACTACCCCAGCAATATTTAATCTATCCATTAATAATAATATTAGTTATGGGGCCTCATCAGCTATAGCATCTGTATTGACTCTAATTATAGTTTATTTAATATCCATTCCTTATCACAAATATATCGATAATTTTAGCGTTAAATTCTCAAATAAAATAAAAAGTATAGTGATGGAGAAACGAGCCTAATGGCTCGTTTTATTATCCGTAAATAGAGTCAAGCAATCTTATTTCAATAAACCCATTTAGTATGGTATTAGTGCCTCCTGGGTTTGATGTTCCAACATAAACCTCTTGTGTTTCAGAGTCATATCCGTGAACAAATGGAGGGTACTGTAACCCAACACCAGTATAACCATAATTACTGGTCAATCGTTTTATGTTTGTTATTTGATACCCTTCTGGTGGTACTATTTTTCCTACATGACCACCTTCAGCCTTTGTGCATTGAATTCTTTTTGTATTTCTCGTTATCCATCTGTTTTTTGTACTCCATATATAATCACCTACCACTGGAGATATTCCATACTGAGCACGTTGACACCCAAGGATATCCACTTTAGCAAAATCTTCTTTTCTTGAACTGAAGCTTGTTTTTGCTCTCGTCGCACCATCACCTGAGCTTATGTTTAAGTAACCACCAATTAGATTTAAAGATGTTAATTTATTATCTCCGCCATTAAAGAAAAACCGCTCACTTTTAGGCTCAAGACTTGTTCCAAAATATGTTGTCGTATCAATAATGTTGATTATTGACTCGCAATTTCCAAGAACGTTGTATTCAGCTCGACCTTCATCACTAGCATATAATCTATATTCGTCTCTATTTGTATCATCAAAATTATCAAAAAATGAATCAGTGCTAATTCCGTTTCCAGTTGATTGAGGGTAAAAGCTATCTCCCCATGGGAACAATTTAAAAGTACACGCTGTTGAATACCCCTTATGTATCATGTCAACACCAAAAAATAACTCCCTACCAAAGAAAAATTCTATAACGTTTGTTTCTTGCATTGTTATACCGCAAGCTGTCTCTTCTTCAGTGTGATACATCGGCTCTGTTAATCTAACCCCCTCATAGTATCCGTGGTATTTACTATACGCGTCATTATGTAATGTAATGGGAAATACACACATGTCTGATTCAATTCTGAAATCATTAGATGTGTGAGATCCTTTAGTGTAAATTCCTTTAGTGAAATGAGGCGTCTGAAAGTACCCTTTATGACAAGTATCCCAAGCTAGCCTACCTGTATTTGACCACCCAGCAGGATCATATACAGCATACTCAGCCCCCCAAATGCTAACATCCCACTTCCCTTTTATGGCATTACCAAGATGCAATCCAACATGCCCAATACCTTTTGTCGGAGTTCTTCTCTGGCAAGGATATATTAATTTAAATCCAGTAAAAGTAATTCCCCTCACTGATGTATCTGAACCTGATGAAACAGCGACTCTAACAATTGAGCACTCATCGATGCTAAATTTTTTACCGAATGGGAAGTCCTTGGTAAATGCGGGTGTTACTCTATCATTCTGCGCCTGCCACGCAGATTGCCAATTTGACAACTCATCTAATAACAAGCAATCCTCATCACGACCAAGATGGTAATTAACCCCTGCCTTACCAACGTATACCACAGTTTTACCACGAGCATAATTATCAGCTGCTTGACACGCCGCCCAGTCAATACTTTGGTCTAGCGAAGTAACATGAGGATAGGTTTCCTGAGCTTCTGATAATGAATCAAAACGCTCTGACAACGGATGATATACCCCGTCACCGATAGCACCAAATTGCTCAGGAGTAACAAAATTAAGCACCTGTTGCAGATTTCCGCTTGGTTGCACACCAATCATTGATGCACCAGTGGGTTTGGTTAAATCAGAGCGCACGCTGGCATCACCAACACTAATCCATTTTCCAATACCAACCCCACCAGAACTATCAGGAGTTGAATCAACAGGAACAGACTTTGGTAACACACCGTCCCAACGGTAATACTCCCCCGTTACTTCATCACGCAAAACTTGATTAGGTAGTGTTATTTCTGCACCTTTTTGGAATGAGTCTAATGTGATATAGCCGAATTGAGATATTGCTTGTTGAGCAACCCGCCGCAACCCTTCGATTGTAAAATGCTCTTGCCCGAATCTATCGATATATTTGTTTTTCATTGACGTAACGAACTCATCAATTTTACCTGAGTTAAATTTCAGGTCTTTCGCCGCTTCGCTTGGAACTGGATTTTGTGTTGGAATTGTAGACATAATTTTTCCCAATAAAAAAGCCAGCGATTAGGCTGGCTATGATTGAAATGAATTTAATTAAACGTTGTAATCTTTCTTTGCAGAAAAATACTCACTTGCTGTAATGCTGAAAGTTCCGTCTGCATTGGGCTTTTTGTCGCTTACAATCCATCTCATTGAGTCCATTTCAACGATATTGGATATAACGTAACGTGACGGAGATTGAACACTCATACCGTCATAGATGTTTAGCTGGATGTTAGGTATATCAGCGATAAATCCATAAGCGGTATCGCTTCTCGGTATCGCTTTAAATCTTTCAGTTGTGTTACCTAGGTGATCAGTGATACAAACAAACATCTCACCATCAAAGACAACTTTTTCATTTGTTGAAAATTGGTTGCCTATCCTCTCAACTATATAACCCGCCTGTTGATTCTTATCGTATGTGTCAGCAACAATAATTAAATCACCCGGATAAACATAATCACCATCTGCGAGAGTTTGCACACTGATACTCATACGCTGATGTATTAACCTATCCATTTCTAATAGTGCCCTATCTGTCGCCTGATACTCATTACGACAACCGTGAATGGTTATTTTGTTAGGGTTTTTAGCTGGCTTGTTAACTATTTTGTTATCTTCAATACGATATTTAAGGTAGGTTTTTTTGTTGGTTTTAGGGTTTACGTATTCAATTTCAACACCATCATTACCGCTTGGCATTGTCATATCATAAGAAAGAGAAAATCCATTTCCCGTCGTGTTTGCTCTATTAAAAGTGCCAGAGGGATATTGTTTTTCCTCCTCGCGAGTAAATGTAAGCACGCCGTTATCCCAAAATGAAATAACACGAGCAACATTGCATATTGTTTCTATACGCTGACCCAGCGATACATCTTCATCATCAAACGTATAATCAAAATATCCTAAACGCTTATCTGGAAGTGATTCATAGATTGAATACAAACCATATAAATCTATGGTGCTTTCTGGCTGTCTGGCGGTAACTAACCAAGTGTGAGCGACAGCATCAGCAAATGATCGTGATGGTCGTAATGTATAATCAACGCTACGGCTATTCATGTCGTAACTAATAACATGACGTGTAGCCAGTGCGTTGTATTTACGCTCTCTTGTTCCCGTTGGTGCTTCTGTTGCCCTCACTGTTACTTTAACAAGAGTATCTTCTTCATGTACTTCGTTAATCCTCTCTCTAACAATAAAGACTTCCTCTAGCTTAAGAATGCTGTGATCATTACTGTTTTCTAATCGAGTTAATTGAAGCGCATACCTTCCATATCCAGCCAACGGCTTGAACTTTTCCGTTAGATAGTATGTTTTTGTTTTTGGTGCAGATGGGAATCCTCTATTGAATGACTCTCTTGTTCCAGTTATTTCATTGTTATTCTCATCAACCTTCCAGAACTCAATTCTTGCGCTAGCCCAATCTCCATCACCAAGCTGGGCGTTTAAATGCACCCATAACTCACCACCATCTAAGGGGGAAAAGAAAGGTCCTACTGTCAGGAATTGATTATCATAGAGAATGAACTTGGATGTGTTAACAATTGCATTAGGTGGTAGAGTCGCTAAATCACCACCGGTTAGATTAGTGAAAAAGAATTCGTAGTAATATTTTGGTGAGATAATGGCGCCATCATCACTCTCTTTCGCATCGGATAAATAGGCATCAACCTTAATATCCTTTGTAACAGAACCCTGCGGAGTATCATAAGTCACATTAACAACAAGGCTTATAGATCTAGGCTTTACGATGTCCATAAAATATCGAAACTCATCTTGCTTCTCTATCTTTATGGCCGCTTCACCACCTTTAATTTCACCAGAAATAACATTATTAGCAGTAGCCTCATATTGTGGAATTTCGTCACTTTCATTCGGACCCGGTATTTCTTGTCCGTCAACATCAGGGAATTCGAAACCCTCGAATATTTGCGGGATTACCTCACCCGGCTGGAATATCTGATAACTTGCACCATCAAGGGCGATTAATTCAGATTCTGAATATTTCACATTCTCAATCGTGTAGTAACCGATACCAAAGTTCATCCATTCAGTAACCATCTTTTTATTGTCTATGTATTCAAACATTGATTGCTGAATGAGATCTGGGAAGGCTCTCACTTGTCCGTGAATTTCAGGTCTTGCTTGATATGTTCTCGCTATATTAGTTTGACCTGTTAAGCGGTTATTAGGGCTTTCCTTTGCATTCACATCAGCGGCGCTAAATGATGGTGCTTTGGGCGCTAAGAATGAAAATATCTTGGAAACAAACTTAAATACTGGATTAAGAATATCGCCAATAACCCCTTTCGGTTGGTCAAATATTTGAATGTGATGAAATTCACTAATAATAAAGTTAAGGCGATCATCATCGTTAAGCTTTACACCATTAACATAGATATCAACGTCATGATGAAAGTTTTGCCATTTTAACCAATCAAAAAAAAGAGAGCCGGCTTTTATCTCGACTCTCTCTTTCGGCACTCCAGCGACACGCTGAATTTCAATTATTGGCATATTTCATAAACTCCAGCTTAGTGAACTTTCTCTCGAGCACAATCAACCTATCCATTCTCACAGAGCCGTTTTCACCTCGACTATGTAATGCGTTACCGTCGATAATCAAGCCAATGTGAGCGGGTTTTGAGCCTATATAGCCTATAAATATTCCGTTATTTTCTGGTTGATTTACTTTCTCCCAAAACTCAACTTCATTTTTATAGCAAGTCACAAAATCAGTTTCCGACTCATAGCCTGCGTCATGGTGGATCTCAATACCTAGAGCGTGACGATAATAGAGAACGACGAGCCCCCAACAATCCATAGCATCAAATGTACAAGACCTGTTTTTCCATGGTTTACCGATGACTTTATTGATGAAATCTTGAGTTGTCATACAGCCTCCAAGCCCGGCCATTCTTGCGGTTCATAAATGCGTCCAATGTTTTTATTTAATGGGTTGCTCATAGATAGCGTGACAGTGACGCTTTCATGATCCATCGACACATCTTTCACAAATAATTTCCATCGAGTAATGGCCGTACCTTTGTCTTTCTCATCAAATAAGCGATAAGTAGCCTCTATGGGTGCCATTCTATTGAATGATTTCCATAGTTTAAGTTTCTGTTTAAAGTCTTGTGCGACACGGCTGAATTTAACACTAGCATCAATGATGGGCGTTCGGCTTTGCTGGCTGTCCGATAGTTCGAAATTACACGGCTGATATTCAACCCCACCTAGAACCTTTGGGAATACCTGATAAGACACGAGATATATATCACCAAATGACGGATGACTAAATTGCAGTGTCTCATAAAGTATTCTATTTGGCCTTTGTGCCCGATACTCTCTTAGTGTAGGCATTACAGCTCCTTATACTTTGGTAGAGTCTCAGTGACGATAATATCTAGCCAACTTCCAAATGATGGAGGAAACTCAACGATAATATCGTCGAATTCATCATCTGAATTATAAAGTTTCTTACTAATGACTTGACCAGTCCATGTTACAGAAGATCCATTAATACTGGTTTGCACTGGATAGGAAACAAAATGCAATTCCTGCTCCTGCAACCCACTACCACCAAGATTAATTTTCATCCTGAACCAGCGGTTGCAATTATCAAGATAGTTAGGACTTCGCAACCATTGCGCAAACGCACGCTCCTGTTGAAGTGTAAATATCCAATTCACACTCCATACAGTTTTTAAGTCATCAGTTAACTTCTGAAATATAGGTGCGCCTACCTGTGGCTGATCTGTCAAGAAACCAGTATCTAGCGTCATGCTTTTATCGGCTTTCTGCGCCAGAGGAAGCCAGTCAGGGTAATTAATAACCATATATCAACCTCTCGCTCTCGCTGTTGCCGATGTGTTTCTTGTGATGGATTGAAGCATAGGGCCTTTGTTATCCATATCCATAATGAATGCCTGAATGGTCATAGTGTTTCCATCTTGCGATGTCTGCGCATCAAACTTGTGGCCACCAGATGAATAGTCATTAAAAACAACATTCACATTCATACCGCCACCCTGCATATCTTTATTGGAAATAACCTTTCCATTGTCACCGGGGATCATGTATTGGCGACCGTTATTAGCCTTGAATATCTCAGGCTTGCCACCTTCACCAACCCGATACATTGAACCAGCATCAACAGGCCCACCATTTTTACGAGCACCTGCAATTGCACCAACACCAAGCACAGCGATTGCGGCTAAACCTATTTTCGCTGCTGTCCCCATTGACGCGATTGATGCCATAATTGCCGCAGGTGTCCAAGCGGCTGTTGTTGTGGCAGCTGCTGCCGTACTCACTGTCGTTTGCGTTCCTATAGCAGCCGTTTGCACCGCCGTTGTTGCTGCGATAGCGCCTTGCTGTGCTGCTGCGCCAAACCAAGCAGCTTTAGCTTGCTCAATTCCAGCCTGAACAAAGGTGTTAATTAGGCTATTCAAAACTGTATTACCAATTGATCTTAATGCGTCAGAAGCCTCCATTGAGCCGGTGATTATTCCCGTAAGTGCATTTGATGCACTACCAGAGAATGCATCTAGTGCAGCCGCGGCAGCTTCGTTTCCTAATGATTGATTTCTCCAAAGCTCATACATAGCATCAGTTCTAGCTTGCTCATATTGAGTGTTGGCGGCATTCATTAACTCCAAACTTTGCTGCTCAGTTAAAACCTTTTGGTTTTCATACTCCTTTATAAGCGCAATTTTCTGAGCATGCTCGTTAGCTAATGCTTGAATAGGATCTACTTTCCCTTTGAGATCATCTTGAGGAGATACAACTTTTTTAGCCTTTATTTCGGCTATCTTTTGTTGGTATTCCGCTTCAATTTCAGCCTTGCGCCTTGCTGCCTGTTCAGTGAGAGATACATCATCTTTTGTTATCCGCTCTAAGTCTGCCAACTGTTTATCGTGAGACTCTTTAGCCTTGGCGACTAAATCAAGCTCAAGCGCGGCTTTCTTATCAGCTAGGTTACGCTCAATGTTGTATTTTTCTTCTGCTAGCTGCTCCGCTTTTTCAATCTGTTTAGGAGTTGCTGTATCACCCAATGCTTTAACCGCGTCATACTTAGCCATTTCAAGAGAGCCGTCTTTGTAACCTTTGTTTAAAAGCTCAATTTCTTCTCTTTGACGCTTAAGTGCCTCGTATGCTGAGTCTGTGGCTTTGGTTGATTCCTTGGTTTTACTGTTTCTCTCTGATTCAGCGTCTCTTGCTTCTTGAGCTGTAACGGCATATTGTTTTAACTTATTAATTTCCTTATCATCAGTAATCCCATTATCTTCTGCGTAAAACTCAACCTGTATTTTCCTTTTTTCAATCTCACTTTTTGCATTAGCTAGTCTGGCTTCTCGCTCAAATGATTTCTTTAGATCTAACCCTTTCTCTGAGAGTTCAACAGTCAATTGAGTTGAGTTAAAACCTTCCTTTGCAGCAGTTGCCTCCTTTATCTGCTGTGTAATCCTTCCAAGAGCTGATTTCTCAATATCAAGAGTTGTTGCACTCTTAACACTTAAATCAATGGCTTCCTTTGCTTTCTTGTTGTATTCATCTTGAGCGTCTGTGAGGTATTTTGTGGTTAACTCTAGACGCTTTCTATTTGTAGATAAATCACCTTCAAGCTTTGTAATTTCACGCAAGATCCTTGTGGTGTTTTTATCAATAAGCTCTGGCTGGTCTTTTAATGCTGTTTTTTGTAATTCAAGTTGAGCTCTTAATGCTGATAGCTGTTTTTCCTGCTCTTTCATCTCAAGGCGTAGTAGCTCTTGTTTATCTCTAGCATCTTGAGCATCTCGAGCAATCTCTTGATATGAAAGCTCTTTTAATTTGACTGTTAACTGATCAATGCTATCTGCAAAGTCTCGAGCTTCTTGCTTGGCGCTTTTCATCGCATCTATTACATAGTAAACAGCAGCACCAATAAGCATTAAAGCGCCCATAGGCCCACCAAGAGGAGCAGACGCTGCATTAAGCGCCTTCATTGCATTTGACATGGTCAAAGCAGTTGCCGCAACTCTTGCTTGGGATGCACTCAATGCCTGATTTGCTTGTGTTGATGCGATAGCGGCATTTGTATAAGCGGTTCTTAATCTAGTAACGTTAGCTAATGCCGTCGCCTCAGCGTTAGTTCCGATAGTTAGCTGATGTTGTTCTCTTGCTCTCTTTAGTGCTAAAGCTGCCGCCTCTTTATCCGCTAAGGCTTTTCTTGCAAGAACTGCCGCCGCATCTCTTTCGGCTATGGTTGCCTGTCTAGTTGCCATGACAGCCGTTATTGTATCTCTGGCTTTTTTTATTTGTGCCACACTAGCCATGGCTAAAGCGCCAACATATCTTGAGCCTATTACCGCAGCAACCGCTGTTAAAATAGTTCCCATTTCTGATAAATTTTGGCTAACGGTAATTACAGCATCACTGAATACGTTAATAGATGTCTTTATTGTTGTATTTTCACCGAGAAACTTGGTTAAGTTGTTCCCTGCCTCTTGAAATGCCTGTGACATTGTTCGAGTTGTTTTAGCGAACTCCTTGCCAATCGCATCACCTTGAGAGAGTAACCCTTTCACAACAACATCAGTAGTTAACTTACCTTCTGCCGCCATTTTACGAAGTTGACCAATACCGACACCCATTGAGTCAGCAAGCGCAACCATCAAACGGCTACCCTGTTCCGCTACTGAGTTAAATTCCTCACCACGGAGAACGCCAGACGCGATACCCTGCGATAGCTGAATAATGGCGTTTTCTGCTTCCTGCGCAGTAGCACCAGATACGATAAAACCTTGGTTAATGATGGATGTTAATTTTGCCAAGTCCGCTGCTGATGTGTTGTATTCTCTCGTACCTCGCTCAAGTCGTGCGTAGAGTGTTGCTGTGGCATCGAGGCTAGATCGCGTTGCTTGAGAAATATCAAATACTCGTTGAGTGACATCAATAAGCGACTCACTTGCGCGAACTGAGTTAGATAGTTTGTTGTTTAATTCAGTCCATGCCTCTGAATAACTAGCAACCATTGAAGCCGACAAATAACCAGTCAGAGCTGCAGCAACTTTGGACAGAGACTGCATTGAACGCTCTGTGTTATTTACTGACTGAGACGTTCGGTTAAAGCTACTATCCATACGATTAAGGCGTTGCTCTAACTGCTGTTGCGATGTAAGTAATTGCCGAACATCCATTTGAACTTGATAAACGATTTCGCCTACATTTGCCATTTATCGGCTCCTTAAAATGAAAAACCCCGCCGATTGGCAGGGTTGTGTTTAATGAGTGTTTTGTAAATTAATTATTGATCATGTATAGAATAAAGAACGTAGCGCAACCTAACAATACAGCCCCAATAACTTTCCCAATATTTTCTGCATTCTTATTCATTTCTTCTGTTTCTTGGATGATGCTTTCCGTCTCTTTATTTATTCTATTTGTAATTATTTCTAATTCTTGAGCAAATACTTCGTAGATACTAGCCTGTGCTTCGATGGGTTCATTAATTATCAATAAGTTGAATTCATCCATGTAGTCATTGTTAAACATCATCCTATCAATACCTTGAGACTCAGCTAATATAGTTTGGCTCTCTTTATCAGCAATTAGATCTCTAATCCTATCTCTATTGGCAAAATATGTTACAACTCCGTCTTTATTTTCTATAACCCTATAAAGCTCACTTGGTGCAATATCTATTTTTATATCCACAACACCATCCTCGTTAGTTAATTTGTTATTAGTTTAGCTGTTTGTGGTGCAAATGGGAGCAAATTATTTACACTCTACCCATTGCTCAGTTTCTTTTGTATTTATATTCGAAACAGCGTATTCATTATGTATTTCCGCCATTACATAGACATAATTACTGTCTTTTTCCATATAAAACCCGTTATTTTTTGCCTTCATTGCAGGGCTAATTAATTTATATCCATCGGGTCTTATCGCTGTAAATTTATCACCATTCAGTATTACTTTTGTATGGAATCTGCCTTGCATTTGCCCCATGGCATCACCAATTAATACAGCTTTTGAGTATATGCAATTATAGGTTTTACTATTGCTTGTTGTTCGACTAGCTAATGATGCGGCACTACTAGAGTTGTGAGTCAAAGATGATGAAGACTCTGTATTCGTATAAGAGCGTAAATTATTTGTTGTAGATGGATTAGATGTATAACTATTCGATGTTCCTACCCTGCATACTTTGTTTGCAGAAATGCATGTGTTGCCACAGGGAATTCCTTTTCTGCAATTTTTCGCTTCAGCATTATTCAAGAATAAAACAGGTAGAATAGTTACGAGGCACATGAGAATGCATTTTGAGGAAATCATTCTTCCTCCCTATACATCTTTTTGACTGTTTCAATAAACAGCTCTCTAAATTTTTTAGATTCAATATCTGCAATATTCTCTATTTTAGATTGCCCGTAATCTTTATTAATGGACTCTTGAATAATTTGAATTATCTCAGCATTCATTGACCTACCATTCCTTTCTGCAATCTCTTTTAATTTCTCATGCATGTCAGGTGGCATTCTTAATTTAAATTGAGGATATTCTCTGCTCATATTATCACCTTAATTTTTCTTGACAGTCTATAACGGTGATAGTACATTCTCAATTGAACCACGGTGGTTTATAAAGAGGTTGAGAATGAAGGGAGCAAGAAAACTACCACAGCTTAATTTTCGTTGGCCTGAAAAGGACATTGAACTAGTTAAGCAGTGGGCAGAGAAAAACGGAAGATCTTTAAATAATGAAGTTCACAGAATTGTGATGGAATATTTAAAAGATAAGACAGTAACCAATGAGTAAAAATAGAGAGACCCCAACTGCGCTAACAGTCGAGGTCTCAAGTTTAGTCCGAAACTTACGAGAAACGAACTATGAATAGTGTATCAACAATTAACGTACCTTTCCACGGTAACAACCTGTATGTGGTAAATTTCAACGGCGAACCATATGTACCAATGAAGCCAATAGTTGAAGGTATGGGTTTAACTTGGCAATCTCAATTTGAAAAGCTAAAACAAAGGTTTAGTAAAGGGATCACGGAAATCGTGATACCTTCAAAAGGCGGTGAGCAATCAATGATTTGCCTCACCCTCCGTAAACTTGCTGGCTGGCTTCACACTATTAGCCCTAACAAAGTCAAACCGGAGATCCGCGATAAAGTAATCAAGTATCAAGAAGAGTGTGACGACGTACTTTACGAATACTGGACGACTGGTGAGGTTAAGAAAAAACACAAATCAACTGTTCAGGAACGCAACCCATTAAAGAATGCTGTTAATTTACTGGTTAGTAAGAAAGGCATCATGTACCCAGAAGCCTATTCTCTTGTTCACCAGAAATTCAATGTTAGTAGCATTGAAGAGCTAACAGCAGATCAGATACCTGATGCGGTTGAGTATATTCACAAGTTCGTTCTTGAGGGTGAATACATTCCTAAAGACACTCCACGCGAAGTTTCTCAAGAGAGAACAGATCGTGATATGGATGCTCACCACGTAAATGTGCTAGCTAAACATTACGAAGCCATATACACCGCATGGAAAGTTGAATTATATCCAGCATTATGCAGTGTCGATTCGCCGATTGCTTACAGATTGCGTGACCGACTCCAAGATGGATATTCAATCCTTATTCGGTTACAGGAAAGCTTAAACGGAAAACATCCTGTATTAATCAAGTAAACATAACGCCCAAGGATGGGCTAGATTCATACAACAAAAAACCCACCGGAGTGAATTATTTGATTGAATTAATTTAATATTAATTTTTTGACTTTCTCTTTAAACTCTTTCTTTATTTCTTTAGGCAAAAATGATTGAATTGTTTCAATGTTGAAACTCTGTTTTGTTAATAACAATTTTCCTGAAATACTTTTATTTTCAGATTTAATTTTCTCTACAAGTTTAATTAATTCATCATCATTTAAAATAGCTTTACCACCTTTGGTCTCGTATAGTTTTGTTTGATCATAGTAAATAGCATTAAATTTATTTTTTAGATTAAATTCTTTTTCTTTCTGTAATCTTTTATGTTCTGATAAATCACTACCGCAATGCTTACACCTAATAGCTTCGTTGCTTATGAATTCTGCACAGAATGGGCACTTGACCTGACCAGTTTTAATTGATTTTCTACCACCAAATATGACCATCATCAGACCACAGAAAGTAACAAAACAGCCAATTAAAATATAATTCTGCCTTTGAGCCATTAATCCAATATTATTTACCCTACCACCATAGCTAGTTGCAACACTTACATCCATATTGAACGCTATTAATAAAGCTAGCACACCCACAACTAAAAGAAATATGCCAAAGTTTTTCATCTCATCCCCAATATTAGTTAATTTGTTATTAGTTTAGCTGTTTGTGGTGCAAAGAAAAGCAAAAAGCCTCAGTTAAGAGGCGTGATATGTAATCTCAAGCAAACCGTCCTTGGCTTGGGTGTTTAGAATAATTTAGCTAAATCCACATCATAAGCGGACTTCCATGCGCCTGATGGGTATGAGTTGGCTGTTCCGTATCTATCATCATGAACAGTAGATATTTCTACATCATTCTCTTTGCACCATTTCTTCAATGGTTGCCATTTGAATTTTTTGTTTAGTTTCTTCTCTACTGCTAATACTGTTGCATGTTTTTTACTTTCACCTAGCTTTTCAGCAAGGCGATTCTTTTCACGAACAGCTTTAGATGCCGTAGCCATTGAAGTTGCTTGACGCTTATTTCCAATCCATGCCTTTGTTTCTATCGCGTGGTCACGCTCCGCTGCGATCACTGCTTTCTCTTTTTCTGCTTTTAATAAGTTTTCCAGTGCCTCAATGTAATTACCAGGAAGGTTATTATTTTTTCGTGTTCCAAAATAGGTATCTTCGAGCAATTCAAAGAAATCCCATGCTTGGTCAGTTTCCAGCATTTTAGCGTGGCGTGATGCTCCGCGCTCAGTCCAGAGATAAAGTAATCTAGCTTTGTTCGATATTTGCACTCCACTAAATGATGACCGCAAAATAGATAATTCATCACCTTCAATCTTGAAGTAATGTTTACCTTCTTCGAATCTAGATTGATTTCGATTGAAATTATTTTGTATGCTTTTAATCTCCGCGCCATAACCAATAGCCAGTGATTCAGTGGTAATCACCTTCTGTTTACGATAATAGACTTCTGGAACCGTAAAACGGTTTTGCGTGACAACTGAGTTATTGTTTGCTACTGTAATTTGACTCATGAAACATTTCCTTCTGGGTTTTGTTTGGGATTAGCCAGCAGTTCGCACCTGTTGGCTTTTCTGTTTTTACCTGCATATTCTTGGCAACTCACCTTCTTGTAATCTCCCGTTAATGTCTCTCCTTAAATTCATCAGAAACGCATAACCATCTTGAAATCTATCAACCAGCTTTCCAGCAAGTGGTGATTCAAGTTGTCTTAGCATTGGATATATTTCTGACTTCCATGCTGAATAAAAAACATCGTAGTGATTAAATAGAGCATTAATGTTGTGAGCATCTCTTTCCCTTTGGGTTATTGGGCGCGTGCTAACAACAACCACATTTTTTCCTTTATTAAAATAGTGATCTTCCATTAATTCGAACACATCCCATGCTTTGTCTGTATCTAACATTTTCGCGTGACGAGCCGCACCTCTTTCCGTCCACAGAATTAAACTTCTCGCTTTTGGTGAAATTTGTAGGTTACTTAAAGTAACTCGCAAATTTTTTAGAGCATTTCCAATAACTTTGAAGTAATGCTTACCCTCAATAAAGCGACCTGCATTACGGGAGTGGTTTACTTTTATGTTGTTACTTTTAGTATCATATAACTCAGCTAGCAGTTCAGTCGTCACAACAGGTATTCCGTTATGCATAATTGCTGGGATGGATTTAACTGAATTGCTCATGTCGTTAATATTTGCTAAATTAGTCATGTCATTTATTCTCGCCCAAGAGTTTATTTGATAATGAAACCTCAATTGCTCGAACAATTGGGGTTTCTTCTTTTTTACGGCATCTCAAGTTCACCATTTTCCACCTTCTCTCTAAATACCTCTAAAATATATTCAAGCTGAACTTGAGTAGAGCGCCGTCTATTCTCCGCAACATTATCAATCCATCGCCTCATATCTGGCTTCATTCGAAATGGATACGGCATAATTCTGTTTTTCTTTTCCATTTTATCTCCTGTGAAGTATTTCAATATCACATCTTCATGATATAGTATTAGTTATATATCATGACTCACATTGTGTCAATATGAATTTTAAAGAGTTCACATATGAATATAGATGGTAATTTTAAAAATCGCATACAACTAGTTAGGCAATCTTTAGGCCTTACTCAAGGTGATCTTGCTGACAAGGTAGGAGTGGTCCGTAGGCAAATAGCCGCTTATGAGGCTGGTGACTCAAAACCAAGAATTAATGTACTAAACAATCTTGCTGCAACATTAGGAGCTACCGCTGAGTGGTTAGCTCAAGGTATTGGCGCCCCCCCAGAGATTGGGCGAGTCAGATCCACGATTACCTTGCCGCTAATACCTATTCTGACTTTTACTCAAGCTGCTAATCTGCCAAGTGATGACAATATGGTTGGGTATGATTACATCCCTGCTCCTCGTTTAGCTTCAGATACTGCGTTTGCTGTAAGGATAGATGGTGATTCCATGCAATCTAACTCTGCAATTACCTTTCCTGAAGGGAGTATTGTTATATTTGACCCAGAATTAGATGCTAACAATGGCGATTTTATTCTCTGCAAACTTGATTCAAGTAATGATGCTACTTTCAAACAGCTAATTATTGATCAAGGTGAGTATTACCTTCATTCGCTAAATCCAAAGTATATGAATATGTTAGTTAGTAAAAAATTAACTATTTTGGGGGTAGCGATAGAATCTAGAAAGGAACTATCGCCAGATATAATTATGCTATCCAGAAGCGGAATGATATCTAACTTTATGGAAAACATTAGCGATAAGGATACAAAGAAAGAAATTGAATCCAAAAAAGATAGTATTTCTGGAAGACTAGACAAAATTGAATCCATGCTAGAAAAACTAGTAGCCAACAGTACTCAACAAAATGATAAATAAGGATATGGTATGAAACTTACCCCAGAACTACTACGTGACGGATGTCAATGGCTAGCTCGAGAGTTAACTAGGCTAGAACAACTAAACCGACCTTTATCAATAAATGATTTTTTTTCATGGTCATCAAATGAAGCTTTTATTAAAACCATATTTACACGGTACAGAGAGTTCATTAAGGGGCTCTATATTCTTGATCATGAAAGCGAATATTATTGCGTAGAACTTACTGAGTATATGGAGAACGCTTTAGCGAGACATGAAAATGTTATAACCCCTGAAGTATATGGCGTCGTGGATAATGCATATCTGCTAGCTATAAATGTCGTATTTTCGATAGCAAGGGAAGCTGATGATCTATAACACCCAGCCCAAGGATGGGCACCTATATTATATAGACGTTGGTGCAAAGAAAAGCAAAAAAAAACCTGCCGAAGCAGGTTAAAAATTAATAAGCATACTATGGGGACATCAGCCACTTCATAATTAAGTAGCCAGCACCTACAACTAACATGATCACGCCCATGTCATTAATCTTTTCGATTCTATCTTTTGCCTTACCTATTTTATTTTTTATATCCAATTCTATTTTAGATGCGGCATCTCTAACTTCAGCACCCTCGTCAAATTTAGAGTATCGTTTAATTAAATCATCTAGACTATTTTTCAATGAGTTATATGAATCAATCAGTATTTCATTTGAAATGTAAGTCACTCTGTATATCAAATACAACCCTATAAATATGAGTAATGAGTCTAGAAAACCACCTGACTTTGCAAGCCCGCCAACTGCAATTAATGCACCGGGGATAGCAAACGCTTTACTTTGACTAGATGAAACAAAATCATTGATTTTTGATGTATATTCAAGCTGCTTCTGCTCTAACTCTGATAAAATTTTATTTACTGAAAATCTTTTTGTATACAAATCAAGCAAATCATTATATCTGTCATAAACCCTTCTTCCTTTATTTATAATGTTAAATATATCCCTATCACTGATATCATCATCCTTACCACTCACTACATCATAAATTGCACTTCTTAATATAGATATACGCTCTTTTTGTTGGGCATCCTGCAAACTTAATATTTTTAATAATTCATCTGATGCTTTTTGTGAATCAATTGAGAACTCTAGATGTAATACAGAACCTAGATAATCATGACAACTCAAAACCAATTCCTTTCCACCATCACTATTTGGAATATAGAGAATGTACTTACTCTCAACGGTATGGTTCGCAATAGCTGATAATACTCTTTTCCATTGCAAGAATAGGTCAATTTTTTTCACTGAGTCATTATTTGAATTAAAAAATATTTTCTCTTGTAAAATTATATAGTTAGGATTGTACTCTCCATTATTTGAGCATTTAACCCAAAAGGTATCTAATGATGAGTAAATACATGTATCACTTTTGAAATTATTTGATCGCAAACTAAAGATAATTTGATTTGATTCACAACTATTGATATCTATAATACCAAAATGAGTCAAAAGCTCTGCATACTTTGACAATGAATCACTATCTAGATCACACTCTATAATTGCAAAACCCTCATCACTTGTTATCTGAGAGTTAGTTAAGTAATCAACTAGTTTTAATAAATCTTCATTGTGATTCATGGTCATATCTTCACTTTTGAGGTATTTTCCTGTTTATCTGATCCCTACTTGTTCTGGCTAGCTTAATTGTTATTACACCATCATCTCTATTGTAGATTATCTTTGCCCCAGAATCTTTGTCATCGCTTATAGAATCAATATCAAATGTAATTTCATAGTCTCTATCCTCATCAACTATTTTTATCTGCCCAAATTCCTTATTTGAATCCCTACTTGGCTCAAAAAAGTCATCAATTAAATATTCACCTTGGTCGACAAACTGTACAAATTTCTTAGCTATATCCCTTCTCTTTGGCAGTGTTTTTGCCACACAGTCAGCAATATCTTCAATTGATATTTTCTTATCTATCGGATCTTTAGCCTTCTCTCTTAGCAGGTCTTCTATTGCTTTATTGACTCTTATCTTATCCAATGCTTTTATTTTCATTTTTTCAGAAAAATCATCAAACGCAATACTGACATTCTGAATACTTCTATTATTGTCAACTTTAGGGTCGCACCCTAAAGCACGTTTGAAAAATTCACTTTTTGATTTCCCTGAAATGAAATGCAAATAAGGTTCGCCATCGTTATGTGGGTAAGAAGCTTTAAACAAAGTCAAATCAATCAATACAGCCTGCCGTAACGCATCTATGTTAATTGATGGAATTTTTTCTGGAATAAGGTTGCTATCAAAATTAAATGCTGATTTTTTATCTACCATTAGAATCAAAAGTCTGCCATCACTTTCCTTATCTTGATCTACCTGATAGTGTATAAATACGAAATTACCGCCAACTAATTTTGCCCTATCTTCATTTGCCTCTCTTTGCATTAACTTCATTACTGAATTAACAAACGAGGTAAAATTAAGCTTTCCTGATAAGTAATCTAAAAAGACATTTGGGGTATTAAGCGGCATAAGATCTTTTTTTATCACTCCATGACTTTTCCTTTTCCGCATAAATTTTTTATCTGCCTGCCCAATGAATTGCACCACATCATCAGAATCTAACTCCCACTCCAAACCAGTTTTACTCGCAAACACTGGCCCATTATTGCTAGGAACCAAATCTAATGTTGACGTCAATGCATGCTTCGGTGAATATTCCGCTCTGTTTTTATTATTAATTAGCTCAGGGTCATATCCACACTCACATAACTCAGTATTTCCATGCGAGTTCCCACATTCAGGGCATTCAACCATACTTTCGTTTTCAATCACATCAGTCATTTATTAGCATACCTATAAAGAAAGTAATAATTGCACTGATTTTATGACATAAATTAAATTTATACATCTGTGAAAAAAAACACTGGTTTTATAAACACAAGCTATAAAAGTAACCACATAAGAACAACTGTATATAAAAACAGTATATCTTGTTTTTTTAGTGGCTCAAGAGAAGTCTTGTAAAGATTCTTTTAGTTATTCGGCTATCTTCGGACAAGGTTTGGATGTGGCTTTCAGAAAACGAACCTATCTCTTCCTACTCACCAGCCGGCGTTTACCACTGATTAGCTCATTATTGCGTTTATCATCTTGTTTCATGATGTTGTCATATTCTTCTTTGGTGAAGCCTTTTTCATCAGGATATTTAGCTTTGAGCATCATCTGAAATTCAGTCATGGTTAACTGTTCGGCTTCATCACGATTCATTCCAAAGTGCGCACGAGCAGAACTAATGTAGTCAATTGCCATAAACTCATCTGAGAATTCGCTTTTGCCTTCATTGCGTTGAAGTTTACGGATCTTCGCTTTACCAATAATTCCGTGAGTGAACAACTCTCTGGCAATAACGATAATGTCAGCGATTGGCATCTTACCGTTTTTATAGACAATGCCGCGCTTACCCGATTTCCATTCACCAATAATTTCAGAACAGTCATCATCACAGCACGCCTGCATTACTATCATTGCAGTTTGTAGGATATTGCGTCCGTATGTTGGCTTACTAATGGACTTTATTAACCACTCAGGAATAACCCTGTAATTCATTACGGCGCGCGTAATTAAATCCTGCACCTCTGTACCATTTAATTGACCGTATGCACTCACAATCTGTTTAGGCTCACCGATTCTTGTCATATTGATGAACGATGGTCTAAATAAGTAATCCTTTTTATCAGTAGAGATAATCATCTCACCGATTTCTAAAATAGGCGTCATAATCCCTCCTGAATATTATCAAGGGCACTCAAAAGCACCCTTTGTAATATTAAGCAGTGGTAACAGTGACCACGCATTTTGCTGTTTTACTGCCATCTTCAGATGTGACAGTGATATTTGCAGTACCTTCAGCAACACCACGCACAGTTACCACGTTCACAAGCTGGGTGACTGTTGAAAAGTTCGGCTTATCGCTCACAGCGGTGTAGTTTTTGTTAGTCGCATCTTTTGGAGTAAATTTGACAGTAAATGTTTTGGTTTCACCCACTTTTACAGACAGAGTGGCTGGCTCGACAGCAATGCTTTCAACAACGATTTCTTCTTGTAGCCATTCAACCGTTTCTGCATCAGCAACTTTCAACTCACCTGAATAAGTGGAAATTTCTTTTGTTGGAAACTCCATTGACCATGATGTGAATAACATATAGCCCTGAACAACATCAGAACCATCACCTTTCATATCAAGCTGAACCCAGTAATCTGGCTGGCGACCAGCTTTAATTTCATCAAGGATTTCTTTCGCAATATCGAAAGCAGAAGTAGAGCCAGTTACGCCAGCTTTCTTCAATTCCCCATCAAAACTAATGGTGAAGTCAGCACCAGTGACGATTGATTCTGTTAGCCCTTTGATATCATCAGCATTAGACGTTACCGTCTCCATACCAAAATCGAATGACTTGCTTGTTAATGCACCTAAGCGTAAGAACTGATCTTGTGCTGGTACTTGGTCAGGGCATCCTTTTGCAATACGGATAATTCCCGCATTACCCATCACCAACCCTTTTTTGTCAGGACATTGTGACATGTTATAACCTCTTTATTTGCAAATAAAAAAGGCCGCATAAGCGACCTGTTGAGATGTGTTTAATTTAAGATGTGCAGCGGAAAGAAAGCGGGATAATAAACCTACCTTCTGTTGTTTGAATTGGATTAACAAAACCAGATGTATTGATAATAAAACCAATGTTATGGCTTCTAGAGTGACACCTTACATACTCTAGTATTTCGTTAGCTCTCTGAACAATAAACTCAATCCACGCCTTGCCAGATATGAGTAAAACGGTGAAGAAATCATCGCCACTTAAATCATCAATACGACCAGTTCCATTTAGTTGCTGAAATACGATATATGAATCTGAATCATTACCTTCTTTTTCATTCCAAATATAATCCTGCTGAATGAAACCATCAGATAACCCTGATTCAGAAAAATAGTTTTTCAGTCTCTCAAAGGTCGTCATATTTTAAGTTCCTCAGCAACAGCCTGATCAATCATTTGCTTCGTTTCCTCAAACCCCTTCAGGAGGAATTCTTTCTTAGCAGTAGGTCTGCGGAAAGTTTGCTTAACATTAGGATCATGAACGAAAACAGCATATGAAGCAGAATAACCAACGCGACCAGTAAATAGAGTACCTTTTACTTTTACATCTCTAAATTGTGAATTAATGAGCGTTTTAGTGTCAATTGGCGTGTATACAGCAGCTTGCCTACCACCAATATCTAGCGCTCTATGCATGGCTCGAGCTATCTTCTTTGATGCTATGCTTCCAACCAGAGAGTTTAAGTTAGATATCGCATTACCTATTCCTTTTACTTTTGCCCCCATAGTTATACCGCCGTCGTTAATGTGTAATCATCTAGACCACCATTAATATCTCGGTCTCTATCGATAGACTTAATCCTACTAGCACCATGCAAAAATGGATCTCTATCTTCATGTTTGCCAATGGCGATATAGTCTTCTTGAGTTGCTTCGCTATACTCAGTCCAAATAACATTCTTAATGATTATTTCAGTGCCAATGGTTTTTCTACCATCTTTAAAACTACTTCCGTAATCACATCGGATATGAATTGGCTCTGAAAATATGGGTTTACCGTAACCATCTTTACCTGTAATTTTCCAAATGGTTGCCCACCCCTTGCAAAATCGTCGCAGGATTTTCCCCATATCACCCCCGAACCACATCAAACTGAACAATGCCAACAGGTCGTTCAATAGGTAAGCTATCGGTACATCCAGAGGGATCCAGAGAAGACAGCGTTTTTAATAATGTTTTTCTACCATCAGCAAAATACTGATATGAAACAGAAGCGCCAGAAGGTGCGTGCTCTGACGCGATTTTACGAACATCAGCAGATGATAATATAAGGATAACCGAATACAGTTTGATTAAAGCAATTACCGCATCTGAATATCCTGCGCTATCAAGGCAAGTATCAATAGTGTCCACTATAGATATGGCAGAGTTTATAACAAGACTTGTTGCCTCAAACCCCATCACCTCTAATTGCTCATTAACTTGCTCAACCGTAATCGCAATAGACATGATCACTCCTCATGGATAAATAAGGGGCGACTGCCCCTCACGTTACCCACCAACGCTAGTATCTTTGCCAAATGAAACCATAACGCCAGCAGTATCTTTAATATCCGTAGCAATTTGCTTCCAGTTAGCTACCGCGGCAATCTGTTCGTTAGTTGGCGATTTGATGCTGTCTTTACTCCACTGATAACCACGTAGACCAACAGTAAAGTCGTACTCACCTTGCATTAGCGCCTTAATATTTTCTTGGCCTAACACATCCTGAGCCTTCATGATTAGTGGCGATGTTTGAATCGCTGCGGCGCCAGTAACCAAACCTAACGAATGCTGTTTGTCTGCATCTGATAAAGCGGGAATATCAGAGATAACAAAACGACGGCCAAGGTTATCTTGTTTAATGGCGACGTTACCAATTTGGAACAGGTTATTCGCGTTGGTTAGTGTCTCATCCATAAAGTCGTTGAACGTTGCACCATCCATTAACCAAGCGACAATGCGTGAATAAGCATCGCCGAATGGACGTGTGGCTTTATTCAAACCTCTTAATGATGGTGTTTCTCCACCAACAGTAACGGCGGTTGAATTTCCAGAAATAGCTGCTTTCAATGCCGCGCCAGCAGTATTTAGGTAATCTTGCAACATGGCTTCTGCTGATTGAGCAGCAACTACCGCGGCCGCTTCTGAGACATCTTTACCTAGTCGCTTCATCATTGTCGGAGTGACTGAGACGGGGCCAATACGACCATCAACCTTAATCATACGATCAAGGATTTGTCCCAATTCTTGTGGCGTTAAATTACCTGAGCCATATGCATTACGTCGCTGGGCCAACCCACCAAGTAACTGCCATGATGTTTGTTCAATGTAGTCACCGATATGATCACCATCACCAATAACTAAAGCACCGCCAGATGCTTCGTTAAATTGACGGACAGCCTGAGCAACCAGTTCTGTTGCTGCTAGAGATACTTGTTTTTGAAAAATATATAAAGACATATAAATTAATCCTCTTGGATATTAGCAATGATTTCACGTGCACTATCCACTAATGGATTCGTGCTTTTGGGTTTATCACTGCCTCCGGCTGGTGACTTCCCTTTACCGCCGCCTTCCCCTCCGGTTCCGGTGGCTTTGCTACCGATAATTACTGGAGCAAATAACTGATTACTACGAAATTCTTTTTCTAAATCATCAATGGTAAATGCAGAAGGATGGCCAGCAGCGTCAACCACTCGTGTTTTACCTTCCTCCACTGATAATCGAGATTTAATGTGTGGCATAATTAACGGCGCAGCGTCACCCGCAAGTTTTGTAGCCAGCGTTTGTGCGACGTTATCAACCAATAGTGTATGTAGGCTTGTGTCTTTCTCCTGCAACTGTGCTAATAGCTCGCTTTCACGTGCTTTTAACTTTTCAGCCCAACTTTTTTCTAATGATTCGATATCGCCATTTTTACGTGCCTGATCTTCAGCTGCTTTTTTTGCAGCCTCTTCTGCCTGTCGGCGTTTCTCCTGCTCTGATTTTTTCTCAGAAAGTAATTCATCAACCTTTTTTTGAAGCCCTGACACATCTGGAATTTCTGGCATACCTTCGATTTGAAGTTGGTAATTACCACCAGATTCTTTGTAAAAAGCCTTTTGCTCATCAGTTAATGCGTCAAATTCTTCTTTCGTTAATAAATATTTAAACATCGTAAAACCTCTGGTTTAGATGGTGCAGTCTCTAACTGCTGATAATAAAAAACCCACCGAAGTGGGTCATTTGAGTTCGATACCTGCTTTATTAAAAGCCTCAGGTATGATCCGTTGAAGTTCCTTAAGCGTTATTGGCTTAAAGTATTTATCGAGCTGTAATTTTGCGAATTTATCAGGTGGTAATCCACCATCACGAAACAACTGCGCCCTTGTCTTACCAAGTACAATGTCCTGCCTATTTGCTGGCTGGCGATAAAGCCACTCGTAATAAGACTCTTCCCCCCATTCAGAATTACCAACATAATCTGTTGTAATTAAGCTTATGTATTTCTCATCTAAAACTGGAAGTAATCGACTACGGCAATTAGGATGAAGAGGAGGTTTAGGGCCTTCTCCTAGTGGATAACGATTACCGGATAATGATCTGCAGACTGATGAAGTTTTATTGTCCAGTATTGCGCTGAATTCTTCATACTTAATCAGATCAGGGTTCTCTTTGTAGAAATCCATTGCACCTATACTGTGCGCATGCTGTAAAGAGGTTCTGGATATCATCTGAAAGCCCCTAGCAATCCTACCGACTACCGACGATGCGATGATTAGAGATTCAACTGACGTCCCGTTAATCGTTGATTGCAGCTCAGACACATCACCACCAGATGATAGAAATATCAATGCCTGATTTTCTACCTGTTGAATGGATGTATCAGCCCAAGATTCAATAAACTTTTCTAGGAATAACGAACCACTCCACCCCGTCAGGCTCATAGGTATGTTTTGTACATCTCTACGCACTTTTTCATGGTCGGCAGACTTAATACCTTCGAGAAATGAGTTAAAACCTCGATGTTCGGCATCAGCCATAACAATGGCAACACTGATGGCTTCATCAAGCAATTTTTGAGAATAACCAACGAGAACTGGCTTGAGTGTTTTTCTTAATGCTAGAGAGATTGATTTTGCTTTGCTTATTGATGAAATATCACCAGAGAAGGTAGACAACGCAGATGCCACAGAGGCGCGAATATCTAACACTAAATCACGAGTATCTGCTGTTGATGACTTCAACCTTTCCAGCATGACCTGTATCATTAGTGCGTTATCAAGGATGATGCTCTGCTGCATAGTTACACTCCTAACATATTTGCCCCTCTAGTTACCTCCAGCTCATCAACAACATCCTCTGCTTTTTCATCTTGAGGAATAATATTGATACTTTGCAGATACTTAACGAAATCAATCAACCTCATAGAACCTGATTGCAGTGCTGCCAATAATGCTGTAATCGTTGGTGAATCTAACTTAGCGATATCATAAACTTTATTCAGTTGTATTGACGCTTCGCCACCACCCGCAAACTGAATACAAAAATTAAGTGCTCGGTTAAATGCCTGTTCTACGTTTCCGGAACACAATGAGAGGACAGAATTGTCAGTTTGCGCCTCATCCTGCGCCTGAGTAGCCGTTCTTGCCGACGTCCCACGTTCGACTAATTTAGCGCCCAACATTGCCATTTGTTTCTCCCTGCGCTCAGCTAGAGTGATTTGAATATTTCTATCTTCGGGCTGTGCAAACTTCATATCACCGCCTTCAGGCAGTAACACCCCTTTACGTGAGCCGACGGTAAAACCATCAGACATATGATCTTTAATCCAATTATCTGTAAGCCCCGTTAATGCAACCATTGGCTGGCCGACTGTATGCGCAGACTCTGAGATATCAGCCTCAGCTTGATAATGTTTGATATTTAAGTAAGCAATATCTGCAAGAGGAGGGGCATCGGGGGTGTGATCATTATTCATTGAGCCAATCCATGACCATGGCAATTCGCTCAACGATTTCCCGCTCGCATCACTCAATATAACCCAATCTGTAACCTTTATGTCTCCATCTTCATACCAACGGCGAGAATGAGCCACATCGTTAATAAGCCTTAATTCAATCCAGATATTCTGCATTTGCAGTTCAAAATCATCTGTATCTACTGGCTCTTGATATTTGAGGACAACGAGGGATGTTTTCCCATTCGTTACGCGCCAGTTGATGATTTCTTTTGCTGTGAACAATCGAACATAAGGGCGTCCCTTATTAGCTTCTGACTGAATACCTGAACCGCTAAAATCACTTAATAGACCAGCTCGGCCACGTTGTAAGTTTTGCGATAAAGCATCCCTTATCATTTGGGTTAGTGGCTGGCCTTGACCGTCTATGTCAGCTTCTAAATACTCGACACCACCGCTAACACTAATCTTTACTGGCTTACTAAACGCAATACCAAGTAAACCGCTAAGTGTCCTTCCAGTAGCATTAAAGAAAGATGCTCTAGATAAATAACGCTTATAACGTTCGTTATCTTTATCATCAATGTCTTTTTTATCTGCTGGATGAGGGAGGTATTTCTCTTTTTTGCTTTTAACAACTCGCTCGCCATCAACACAATCGCCGATCATGTCCCATTCAGGCAAAAACTCATTGTAAGCTGGATGCTTATAATCAACGTTTGTATTCATGTTAATTCCAGTTAAATTCTATTTTCTTAGTCAACCGTTTAGTATTTCTTCTGCTCACTGCAAAATACCTAAATCCGTCAGCATCATGTGACGTGTAATCGTGAAGTGGTTTATCTTTCCAACAGCCCCGTTTGTCATCCCACTCTTTGCGGTAGCCCTCAAGGTGAGCAATACCTTCGCTACATTTGTGCTCATCAAAAACACAGAGTGGAAGAATTTCACGAACCGCCTCGATACCCTCATCAATGGAAAGTTTCGGCACTACGTCAAATCGCATTGAATAGTTTTCACCGTCAATTTCATAACCCTCTCTAGCCAGTTCTCTACGTGATTTCGCATCTGAACCAAACTCACGGTTATCAATATCATGCGGTCCATTATGGCTTGCGTAGGTGTAGCCTTTGTCTTTTAACACTTTCATGTAATGCCGTAGACCCTCACCACTATTTGAGTAATGGTCTATGACATGGAATTCCTCACCAACCTCACGAATAAACCAAATTGATGTTGAGTCACCCACACCGATATCCCAGTACGTATGAACCGGTAAATGCGAGTTATCAGGAAGTGTACCAATGCGTTTATTTTCGTACAGGAAGCGGAATTGCTTGGCGTAGTAAGCGCCTTCAATAGATTGCTGAAATGCTTCAGACGGTATTGACGGATATTCCCGCTTCATATCGTCGCCAAGTGTTTTCTCTTTGGCGTAATACCATGCTTTCTGGCGCTCGTTTAATTGAACACCATGCTTACTTGATATCTCATCGAAGTAATCGACTAACCGCTGTGGTAATTGCTCAACGGGGTCAATGGAGTATTCAGGATTCTTCCACCATGAGAAGAAAAAGAATTTCCAGTCTAAGTTAGAAAGAGTCTTATTCTGAATTTGCGCTTTTTCAGCAGATTGACAGTAATCGAAGAAATAACCCGCTCGACCTTCCGCTGTACTTTCAATCGTCGTGAAACAATCGCTTGATACCGCTTCAAATGCGCCAGTGACAATCTCTCGTGCTTTCTCTGGATACTTAGCACATATCTTACCGAACTCAGAAACGTGCAAATAACGGAGTGTGCCGCCACGAAATGACGTGCTGATATAAAGTGACCCGCCTTTACTAAAAACCAACTCACCAGACGCATCATTACTCGCTGGGTTAGCCGCTTTGATTTCATCAGGTAGCTTTTCGTAGGCATACTTTATCTTTTCCCTAAATAGTCGTTTAGCATCATTAAGTGTATGAGCTATCAATGCACATTTAGCTGCCTCAAATAATGCTGCGTCTAACTGGATAATGCAGACTTCTGTAGTGAAACCAAGTTGACGGGCTTTAAGAATAATGTTTCGCGTGTGCATCCCTTCAAAGTATTCAAGTTGCTCAGGCGTCATTTTAAATCGAACCGGCTTACCTTCTTTATTGGTTATCCAGTAGAGATGATTCAATCGCCAGAGCTTATCTCTCAATAATGCAAGATGTTCTGGCTTCATGATTATTCCTTAGATAAGTCATCCATTAGTTCTGATAGTTGGCTAGCCGTCTTATTCGGCTGAACGTCATCAAGGCCATATGCCTGACGCTCAAGTCCAATTAAGTTCTTAAGTGTTTCACTGAGTGCTTTTGCTGATTTAACACGCTCAGGCAGGGAGATAATTGAGTGATAAATTTCATTGAGCTTATCGCGTCCGTTATCATCAGGATTAAACATCAGGTCGCCCAATTTACTTAAGGCTGGTACATCTGCGCACTCTGCACTCAGTTCGTCAAACAAGACGTTAGCCAGTTCACGCGCCCGGCGTATATCACCTCTATGCTCCATACGAACATTAGCAATAACCTCAGCCGTAGCCTCAATAAGTACGCGCTCGGATAATGTTGTTTCTGTGCGTACCTGCTTGCGTACCTCTTCTTTGCGTACCAAATCATCAGCACGAGATTTTATCTTTGCGTTAAGATCTCTCGACCAATCATCTTTTTTAGCTCTCTTACGTATAGCTCCTTCAGATATTCCATGCTGTGAAGCTATTTCTCGGAGTGACATCACGCCAGCTCGGTAAGCCGACTCGATGGCCTCCCAATCTGGTCTTTTAGCCATATTCATATCCTCATAACAAATTAAAAAACTCACCGTAGTGAGCTTTGTGATTTGCAATAAAACCACTCTTAAAGTGGTTTAGTGTGTGAAATTTAACTTATTATCTGTAAGTAGTTTTCTGGGAAAGTTATTAGCGGCTCTTTTTTAAGACTTTCTATTTTATCTATAACGGCTTTCTTTTCTGATTCATTGCCATTTTGGTAATGATTTTTCGCCACATTTAAAATCTTCTCCACCGTATCGGAGGTGTTAATACCAACAGGCTCCGCAGCACTAAGAACCCAATAAATTTCATCATTAAAGCTCTTCATTCTTTTATCCTTTAGGTGATTACCGATTAAACTATGGTACACCTTACAATAAAATAACTAATAGATTTAGCATTAATCCACTGGCACATATTTAATATCACTAATCTCATCAGGTGATATGTATACCCATGAGCCATCTAGTGATGCGATACCGATTAACCCGTTAGTGACACGAGGTTCTTTAGTGGTCATCATGCCTTCGTAGGTTGTACCGTCTTTCTTAGTTGCTATTACGTGATATTTTTCTGACATGAATTCGAGCCTTCTTTCAATACATCATGAAATGCCTTAGCAATAGTTTTGATTTGACGAACATTTCCACGACCAGTAACGATGATTTTTCTAACATTTCCAGCCTGACACAAACAAGCCTTCAAGTTACCATGAGTTATATCCACCTTCGTTACAGCCCCTGTGGTCTTGGCGTCTATGTTGTAATTTTTCATATTCCACCCAATAAAAAAGGCCACTAGGGCCTATTCATCGTTAAATGTTAATTAAATCAATCTCCTCAATTTTGAGGAAAGGTATCACTCAACGCTAGGAAGGAGTAATTGACCTTTTTCCTCTATCTCGGCGATCTTGTTTAATAACTGAGGCTTTTTAACTCTACCCCAGCGATTTAATAATCGCCCTGACATACTGGCCACATCCTTCTCTTTCATGAATTCGAGCATTATCTCATTTCGCTCTTGTTCCATGGTTCGGATATTTTTGGTAATAACATCAGCCATCCAGTTAAAGGCGTTTATATACGCCACCTTAATTCTCATAGCTTCTTTCTTTGTGTATGACATAACCAATAACATTAGGCCGTCTTTCCGTATCTTATAGAATTTTTGAGGCTTTCCATTCTGTAACTCATTGTTTTTATAGCAAAGCTCAAAATTGAGCTCTGTATCAAACTCTGGAGGACACGATTTTATAGTCCTTTCGATATCACGAATTACGTTTTTTGGCTCTTTACCAAAAGCTCTTGCTACACAAAAACTATCAGTAATTACTTCTGAACCAGACATAAATACGATGTTCCGAAAATCAATTCCATTTACTACTGTTGGATAATTCATGGTGTAAATCCTTATAGAAAAGCGAACCTGTTCACCAGAAATAACCGCCCCACAGAAAACACCATTAACGGTTTTTCTCAGGTTCGACTTTCTGTAAGGTTCTGTGAGTGTTTTTAATTGCGCGGTGAATGCACAGGGTGAAATGCGTAGAGTTCGCAACCATCATCACGTATCACTACGTTAATCAGGTCGCTTCTAGTCTGTTCCTAGCAGTCAAGATATGATCACTCTCCTTAATGGATAAACGACTTATCTAATTGCTGATATATATATTTACTTAAGCTATACTAAGTAGCTATCGCTACACTTTGATTGATATATTGTTAGTATTGCCCAGCCTCCCGTGCTGGGCTTTTTTATTCTTTTGGAATGCTTTTATCCAATTCTTCACGGAATTTAACTGGATTATCTGAACCTTGTACTGCCATGATATTTCTCCATTAAAAAACCCCTAATTACTTAGAGGCTCGTCTCTGTTCAATTTCCCGTATTGCTTTCTTATCTGAATTACATTGCTCAATAACCGATAACAGGGAGATGTTTAATATTAACGATTCTCCCCATGTCATTTGCTCGGGTATATAGGGCAATAGACAATCAGCGGTTAGGTGTGCCGGTATCGCTATGTGCTCCACTGGCACGTATTCTTTCTGAATAGTCGTGCATCCTGATAAGAGCGTCATTAGGAATAGCAGTATTGGCACAATCATTATTGACAAGAATAGTTTTGATAACCGTTTTAACTTTTTCAGAATCCACGGCTGACCTATTCCTCTCTTCGCTATTAAGTGATGAGACATTATTGATAATCCTGAATGTGCGGTTGGCATTTTCTGTGATTGAGTTTTGGCGCGAGAGTTGCTCAGTGAGTGATTGGTTTTCTTTCTTTAGCTCTATTACTGATTTAGTAACAAGGTATAAAGAAGCTAGCATGATGCTAAATAAAGCTATTGGAACCCACGATGTTAATTTACTCATAACAGCAACCAAGCATCTTCAAAGACTTTCTGACTATATGGCTGATACCCAAGCTCAACGCCAACAATCGCTGTGGCTAATGCAATAGCAACCGGTTTAGATGTAACATCAATAGGCTCATTTACGCTAACGCCGATATCTTTAGCTGCTCGATTAATGTAGCCAACCGTATTGTTTTCATTTGGTGGCGCATACCGATCGATAATCGACTCGACGGTGTTGAGTTCGTATTTCTTTTGGTATGTTTGCAGTAGCTTATAGATGGCCCGTATACCATATTCAGGTGATACGAATTGGCAGAAGCTCGGATCTGTTTGTTGTGCTGATAGTCCTTGCCATTTTGAACCGTGTCGAATGTTGCCTGGGTTGTTGTTTCTTTCCCCGCGTGCTGGTCTAGTCATTTTTCAAGCCTGCCTTACCCTTAATGAGTTTACTTAATCCATCCACACCGACATATCCAATGAACACACTAGCCAGATATGCCAACTCATGGTTGAGACCAAGTAGAGTTAAAAGGTCTTTTACAAACCATGCAAACAACGCACACATGGCACCATCAAATAATGTTTTCCTCCAGCCACCGCCGTTGTACTTACCACGCAGAATTGCCATGCCAGTTGCTAGTGACGCGCTAATTCCTTGCTCCTTATGAGCGGCGATAACTTGGAATACTTGATCCCAAAACTCAGGGGTTTTTTTCATATGATTCATACTCACCCCCTATTTGGAGGAATTAGTTAATAGAACGCCGACTCACAGCTCTTGTGTGAATGTGAGGTGTTGTGATTGATTCTGTGGTCGGCATATACGAAACCATTTCGAGCATATTCTCGACATGGTAGAAATGAAAAAAGGCCACCGAAGTGACCTTTTATATTTGAATAATATTAATAGCGTGATTTAAACCATTTCATTGGTCGCTCACCAGCCTTCTCCGCCCACTTATTATACTCATTCACAAGCGCAGTGAGTTCATCATTAGCCATTTCAAACTCTTTTGATTTTTGATGAAACTCTTGAATATCTACCTCATGAACCCTTTCGTATGGGTTAGGGTCTGGACAGTATTTTTCTGTCATTCCTTTGAATGCATTGTCACGCTTGCGAGCCGCATCTGCAATCTTAGACCTTAAGTGATGGCAGCGACCTAGAGCTTCGAAATCTATTTCAGTCATAAATGTATAATCCTTATTCATAATTAAATTGCGCATTAATTATACCCTCTATACTGAAAATACAAATCATTAAACCTTGAACAAAAAAAGACCGCCTAGGCGATCTTCAAAATGAGTTGTTCGGAATAACCGAACATGTGAAATAGCGATATGTGAATTCCCATAACGGAACAATATCAATAACTTATTCCCTCGAATTCGGGGGAATTAAAACGAAACGGGATTAATTGTTTCTTACAACGGTCTGTCGCCAAACAAGTGCCGTTAAAATTAACAATTAACCCCGCCCAAAAGCACGGATGACAAGTGTGCTTTGTTATTTCTTTCTTGGTACATAGCAATAGAAAGGGACACCAGATGATGTTTTTGGTCGACGGATATCTGGTGTCCCTAATCACACAACTCTCCAAAATGAAGAGTGTGTATATTTTTTAACCCAGCCAATGACTGGGTTCAGATAACAAAAAACCCCGCCGGAGCGAGGTCTTTAATTCTTTTAACGTTAACGAAATGGCAATAACCCATCGTTAGAACGATATTTACACAGAAAAGTGCAAAAGTCAATTAATTCGTTAGAAGTATTCGTTTTTAATTTGTTACCTTTTTTAGTATGTAATCTGCGTTACTTTCTCCTTTTTCACACTCAACCGTTAAAGATTCATAAAATTTGCTAACCGAACGTTTCCATTGGTCAATCGTAACCCCTAAGTGAGACACTGATTGAAAAGCTTTTGATGCAGGCATTCGCTCATAGCCACGACCAGAGCAACGCTTACAAGGCATACTGACAACCTCACCAGTTAACCTTAGCGTTTCCTTGTCTATTGCCATACCACGCCCTTTACAGTCATTACATGCGCAAGAAACATAACCTTTACCGTTACACTTATCACAAGCGCATGACTCAGTGTCATTAATAATGAGAACTTCCTTACCAAAGACTTTTTTAACCTTAATCGCCTTTACCTTAAAACCTGAACCATTGCACTTTACGCACTCAGTAACACTCGATGCTGATCTGCAATAATCTGCATAAGCGAATTTTGCGAGTATTTGCATTACCTTTCGCTTAACATTCATATCGAGCTTGCGTAAGGCTGGAACCTTGTCGCAATGATTCAATGCATGCCGAGTTAAAAGTTGTATCGCCTTGTCTCTGTCATTTCGGCTTATTCCCATCTTCCCCAAGAATGCTGAATAGCCGAATGACTCTTTACTCTGACACATACCAAAAGCGCCCATAACATCAGTACTGGTTAATCTATCTGGCGATGTTGAGTTAGGCGCATCTGATATTGATGTTGTTTTGGCGAAGTGATATTTAACAGCGCTTTCTAGGTTCATCTCGCCTCCGGTAATACTGTGTGATAATCATCATTGGCAGTTGTATATAAAACCCTGACACCATCCATCAGCCCGCTTACCACTTCCATATAGTCCATAACCTGCATTACACAGAAGTTAACTCGACCGCCTGATTTAGATTTTAAATATCTGGCTTCTTCAATAGCTGCGATTAAGTCAGTGAACATCTTTCAGCTCCTTTAACTTGGCTCGGTAGTGATCACGTATCCGCTCATAATCCTCTCGTTTCCACTTTGGCAATTCATGAGAACCCATCAGTCGATCGAAACGCTCTTGGCCAATTTTCTCTATTAGTCGAGGTGTGTAGTTTTCGATATTTCCCGATAGATGGTTATTGCATGGTGCGCATTGCTTATGGCAGTTATCTTCATCGAACCTAAGCTCAGGATTTGCTCCTGTGGTTCGATAGTGACCTGCGTGATACTGACCTTCGTGAAAACGACCACACGAGATGCAAGGCTCATCCTTGTCTCTTTCTCTGATAAATGCGTTGAATGCGGTCTGTGCTTGCTTGGTGAAATATGAGAGGGGTTTTACTGCTAGCTTGCGGGATTTGAGTTTGTCTTTTTCTTCTCGTTCTTTTTTCTGTTTCTCCTTTTTAAGTTTTGCTAATGCTTTTTCTCTATCTTTATTCCTTCGTTGCTCGGATAATTCAAATCCATGCTCCGGGCTACACCAATTTTGAAAACTCTGCCTTGGAATAAACCATTCTCGGCATACTTTACAGCGCCGTCGCCTTAGCTTCTGCATCTCCCTCTCCTTTGATTTTATCCATCACTTCCAAATGAGCGTATTCATCAGCACACTGAGCACACACGTAAATTTCATCATCTGTTAGCTGTCTATTGCATGATTGGCAGTTCATTGAACGCCTCGCTTTACCGCGCGTTTAGCTTCTCGTCTAATAGCGACACCTAATCGCTCTAGCCAGTCTCCGTATTTGAGCAAGGCGTCTGTTTCATCATCAATGCGAGGGAATCCATCCATTTCAACGTTTAAATCAAAGTTGCCGAAATCATCCATGGACAAATGAATTTTCTGCTCTAAGCATGTATTCCCGTTATTATGAATAACGCTATACGTTTTTGTGAATACAGAGCTATTCTTTTCAAACTTAACCAGTTCCATTTTTGTTGACTTGGTTTTCACACTCTCACCCCGCTCAATAATGAATCAAACTTCATCAACATCGGATTACCCATGCCTGATACGTTGGCTTTATCGACAAATGACAACCCACACATAAAATCATCCAGCACTTTTCTAGGTTTCTTTGCTTCAACCTTTTTAGCTTTTGGGAAAAGTGGAAGGTTAGCCAGTCGCTCTTTTTCAAACTGACTTCTCAATCGAGTAATTGCATCGTCTGTTACTGCGTAGTTATTGATTGGACGGGTACGTTTACGACTCTTTGTTTCAACATGCTCTACACACTGGAATGCAAGCAATTTTCTTAGAATCGTTCCGACTCTTGCGGGTGTTAATCCTGTTACCGATGAAATAGTGTTGTGATTAAACGAGATAAATTCACGACCAACCACTATCACTCGCGCATAAGTCCTGTATTGCTCTTCGGTCATTTCTCAGCCTCCAATTCAATAGCCCGTTTTGCGGATGCCAGCACTTCACATAAGTCTTGCTCTTTGTCTTTATGCCCTCTCAATCCTGCGCAGAGAGCTTTTTTAATTAAATGCTGTAATGCTGGGTTAGTTACTTCAAAGGCTTTTAAAACGTCATACACATCGATTGTTACGCCTTTGCATGGTCTGTCGTATTTACTCATTTTGTTTCCTTTTCAATTTCATATATTGAGAGTTATCAGGTATCGTCACGAAACAACCTATACCTACCGCCCAGCGTTCGACCTGCTCCATGAAGTGGAACATTTCACCTGTATCAAGTTTTGATGTTTTCCGAAGTGTCCTTACGCGCTCTGTAAGCTGTGTAGTAACGTCAACCATATCGACCACCTCATAACCTAAGAATGTATGCTTAAGCATTTCCTTGATGGTTTCAGGTGTGTAATTGGCGTTGTTCTTACATAGGTATTTGCTTATCTCTGTGCACCACAAATGAAAAGTGGAATTTTGAGATAATGAACGCTTGTTTTTCCAAGGCTTGATGATGATTCGGTGTGGTTGGTTTGTTGCTAGAACTTCTTTGAGGTGTTGCCATGCGGTATTTTTGGTTGATTCGTGGAAGAGGAAATCTACTTCCAAGTTAACCTCCTATTTTTCTTGTTGCAGAAACTAATTTTAGGGCGTACCGTAAATAATTAGTTAATCAAATACATAAGCGGTCATCGTATAATGGCCATTACCTCAGCCTTCCAAGCTGATGATGCGGGTTCGATTCCCGCTGACCGCTCCAATATTTTTATACCTCACCTTAACCCAATTAATTCCCTGCATTAGTTAGCACTCCTTTGATTAATTGGAAAATGCCGCTGTAAATAATTACGCCTTTGTTTTTTGGTGGCAGAAGACGGATAACGCCATCAGATTTAAGGCAGGCACCTTTGCTCAATGATGGGAATATTGGAACTACTCGGACTGTTTTTTTACCGTGAATGGCTAGTAGCGTTCTTCCTAGCAATAATCGCCCGCCATTAACACCAGACCAGTTGAAATACTCAGTTGGAACATCCAGCCCTTTTCTCAATAATTTAATCATCTTAGTTCCCTGCATTAGATGCCTCCTTTGATATCAATATTTTTCATACAAAATTTAAACGCCCACCTGATTAGATAGGTCATCACTAATGCCTGAATAATCACTATTGGTAATGCACCTAGATAAACATGAAGATTAAACTCGCCTAATTTATCTATCGCGATTAAAAGCGATACTGAACACCAAGCAATGAGTTGAAATAGAAATGTAAGAATGTTGCTACTAAATACCCTGACGAGTGCCTTCTGATGCCATTTCATCTAATAACCTCGCTTACTAAAATATTCGATTCGCTCTAAATTGTCGTATGCTTTCCCTCTTGGATAACAACTGCGAATTTTACGAGCAAGGCGTTTTTCCCCTGACATTGAAATGGATCTGCGCTTGCTATCCATTAGCAATCCATGAGCTGTAATCTGTGGAGTTTGTAGCCAGTGTCTATTTTTGTGAAAAATTATACTCATCTAAAAATCCTCTTGCGTGTTATCTGAAGCCATGCTTTTGCTTCAAACTTGCGATTATTGACAGTGATTTATTGCGACTTGTTGGTGTGACTTTGTGTTCGACCTGAAGCACTGGCGCTGGAATAGTTTCACCTGATTTGATTCTTGCCGTCATGAACCGTAACTCTTTGGCGCAAAGCTTTTTAACCTCACTATCAGTTAGGCTTTTACTTCGCATCTCAGAGTAAATTCTGGTAACCATCCAGTAGCAAGCGCTTGAGGGCCATTTCATTTCACGCCAGCCACGCATTTTGCAGTATTCTCGATAGAGTTCGTAAAGCTGATCCTCGTCAGGCAAACCAAGAGCTATATAATCCTCTTCCTTGCACCACTTGATAAATTGACCAACAGCAGGCCAGAAAGGGTTATCACTTGCTCTAGCATGTCGCATACCGTTTTGAAGTTGCTCTCTGGTAGTAATTCCATTTTCTGCAAAGGCGGCGATCCATTGTCGTTTTGCAGTAAGTTCCTCTGACTCGTTTTTGAAAATGGTGTTTACTGAGGCTGGAAATATTTGTTTCAGATTTCGGAATAATACATCGACTAGTTGCTCAGCATGATTATTTACAACTTTTTGCGGGGTGCTACTCTGAGCCATTCTAGCCAATGCACCTGCATCACGATTAGCGATTGCAGTAGCCAGATTAGTCTTCATATAAAATCATTCTCCCATGCTTCACGAGTATTCCAGTTCTGTGCTGGTTCAGGATCAACCTGTCGCTTACCTCGATTGGGTTGTTGGCTCTGCATGGTCAATGTGTCCCATTTCTCACGTAGTTTTGCGGGAGATAACACGTTGCTACACCAGAACGAGTCACGATTAGCCCATTTAAACATTTTGCAAATATCTTGGTGTGTATGTCCGTCTAGTTGTCTCATCAGGCGAACATCGTTAGCCCATGTTGACCAGTTAGGCTCTTTAGTCGATGGGCTAACTATCAGGACTTGCGAGTAAATCCATTGAGCAGCTTTCAGGTCATCAGCATTACCCCACTTGTTACCTTTGGGTGAGCTAACAACCGCATCAGGCTTAACGGCTAAAACTTTTTCAGATGGTCTGTCAGAGGATTCGTTAGAATTCTCGGACGATATATTAGTTATTTCTTTTTTCTTTAAAGTATTTCTTTTGTGTGTCTCCAAGCCAGAGACATCATTTGTCTCTAAGTTAGAGACTTTTTTAGTCTTCAAGTTAGAGACAGTGTCTCTAGATTGATTTTTCCATGCTGAAATCTCTTTATTAACTCCAATTTTATTACCATCTTTTATAATGTAATTCATTGAAATTAATTCTTTTTTAGCCTTATTAACATTTTGTCTCGACAGTCCTGTTATCTCAGCTAATTGAGAATCTGCAATTCGGTCATTTTTCTTAGCAAATCCGTATGTCTTTCTGATTAAAGCCAGCATAACCCTGAGTTGCCTTACAGTGAGATCACAACATGAAAGAGACTCCAGCAACTCATTAGCGAGTTTTGTATAGCCATCTTCCAGTTCTGCCATGCGTGGTTTCTCCGGTTCAACAGGGAATTTATATATCTCCGCTGTATTCATGATGACCTCCATATCTGTTTGTTAAGTAAACAGAATTCATATATAATTACTCCATTAATTAGCTGTATCAGACAAGAGAAACCTAAATTCCCCTTGTCGTAATTACTGGTTATTGATACAGTGTATTTGTGTTTTACATATTCCGTAGTACTAAGCCTCATTGATTGCCGTCTCTGAGGCTTTTTCTTTGTTAAAACATTGATGTTTGCTTGCTAACTGACTTAGCTTTCCTCTTACTTCCTGTTGTTGGTTTGTCACCATATTTATCTATCCATGATTTAGCTGCATGAAAACAATCATCAAACATTGCACCTCTTCTACTGGCTTGTGAGCATCTGCGATAATGAGAAATTCCTTCATCGGCAGCTATCTCTAAAGCCCCCCCCCGAATAACCAAGGTCAGTAAGTTTCTGTATGATGTTTTTACGAATGAATTCATCTGGACTCATAATTAGCTACCTCCTGTAATGCCCCAGTTTTCCATTGAGAAAATTCGCCTACTTGTTTCCACAAAAAGCGATATTCTTCCTCTGATATTTTTCTCTCACCTTCCATCACAAAATCGACTATTCCAGATGCGACTAATGTCTCGCATATCTCTGGATATTTTTCAGTTCTGCGTAGAATGGTTGAGTCATGAACACCTAATGTTTTAGCCACTACCGATTGAGTTTTACTTCTCAATGCCTGTAATGCCGAAGCCATTAAGTGATTTGAAATGAATTGATTGAATTGTTTGCGTGTATTTGCATATTCCATTGTTCATACTCCGTTATGTGATTACTTCCCATATTGGGAACAGCAGTAATGATCCGTGGCTCATTCCATATGAGCGGATTGTTTGTTTGGTGGGTAAATCTGTCGCTTTATCAGCGACTCCGTAGCAGTCAAGAACCCTGCGGTTTTTAAAGAACGCGGTGAAACTTATTTTTTAATACTTGGAAATGGTTTTATTTCTATTGCTCTAATGCCGTCTTCTGTGTGTGACAAGAGGATATTTCTTCCCTCTCTCAGAGCCTTGCTAATAGCACCTTGAGTAACACCTATTGCTTTAGCTGTTTTATCTTGACCATGCTCCTTGACATATTCGCGCAAAGCTAATTCGTTCATCTTCTTCTCCTTTAAAATGAATCAGCTTAATTATTATATTCGGTAATAAAAAAGTCAATACCAACGGTATTTTTAAAATATAACTTTTGGTAATAAAATATAGACATGAACAAAAAGAAACCATTATCAGAAGAGCAATTAGCTGACGCTAAAAGACTCAAATCAATTTATTCATCTAAACGCAAGGCGTTAGGGATAAACCAAGAGGACATAGCTGAAAAGCTAGGTGTCAATCAAAGCGCTGTCAGTCATTATTTAAATGGTATTAATCCATTAAACCCAAATGCAGTAGCTACGTTCGCAAAAATACTACAAGTTGCTGTTGGAGATATAAGTCCGTCAATATCTAGGCAAATAATGTCTCTAGCTCAATCGGTAGATGATGAGATTGAATATATAGGCGAAGTACCATCTGGAATGGTTCAGGTGCGCGGTGAGGCATTCTTAGGTGTTGATGGTGCTGTTGATATGATCGAGGCTCACAATGGCTGGCTGAAGATATACAGCGACGATAAAGACGCATACGGGTTGAAGGTTAAAGGTGACAGCATGTGGCCACGCATTCAATCAGGCGAGTTTGTTGTGGTTGAGCCAAATACAACAGTAAGATCTGGCGATGAGGTTTTTGTGCGCACGGTTGAAGGTCACAATATGATTAAGATTTTCAGCAAAACTCGTGATGGGGACTATCAGTTTTCCAGTATAAACAACTCACACAAGCCCATTACTCTATCACCAGATCAAGTTGACGCCATGCACTATGTGTCAGCCATCGTTAAACCAATTAAATATATAGACGCTTGCGAAAAAACAGGCCGAGCACTGTTTTAATGGCCTGACGACACGTTTTATGGTGTGGGATAATAAGGTAAAAAAATGAGTGATAATTTATCTATACTGCCTGCTGTAATTGAGCAAGTTCGTTTTTTTTGGAATGATATTTACAGCAATTCTCCATTCATGGCATTTTTTACTTTGGTTCTTTTCTTTGGGTTACCGTGGTATGCTATATTTATCTGGGGTGGCATTAAAAGACAAGAAAAAGCTACCAATGAATCAGTAAAAGCTGATTATGACAAGGCGAAATCTGAAAACGATAATATTTCAGATGGCAATGAAGCTGGAGGTAGGAATGAATGAATTTCTCGCCATAGTCGCAGTGTTATCAGTATTTCTTTACTGGGTTATGTGTCGCCATGATTCTTATAAAATCCAAAAAGAATTAGCTGATAATGTAAAAAAAATAATAAACGATGATCAGGTTGATTTTAAAATAAAAAGAATGGCTTACTTTTCGTATTCTATTGCTACGAAATGGTGGTCACCTATTGCGTACATATTTTTATTTATATTAATTGTTCCTATCATTCTATTCTCCAAGGAAATTACAGTAAGTAACAACGATGAGAATTTAGATAAACTAGGCGGGAAAAGTGGCTCTGCTGATTTAATAAACTCCGTCATGAGTCAATGTGCGGAGTATTCAACAAAAAGAAACCCTCTGATATTTACTGTAATTACAGTTATTGGATTTATCCTTGTAGGTATGGCTCTTTTATTTAAGAGCGCACTATCATGGTTATCATCAATCTTATTTCACAATACAAAGGCAGTAATTATGCCAACAGCCATTGATGATATTAGATGTAGAATACAAAACCTACTAGCCTACGCGCTAGCAAATGTAACATTCTTAAACTCAAGACGTTAATTAGCATCACACCCAGCCCTCCCCGCGAGGGCTTTTTTGTGCCCCCTCCCCTCCAAAGAAGTGATCTACATTCCAATCTGAGATTTTTTTGAAAATAAATTCCTTTCAAATTCAATAATATTACCGGAAATACAATTTTATATTACCGATGGTATTTACTTAATAAAATACCGATTGTAATATTTAACTCATCAACGGAACACAGCACGTTGATGTTCTTTAACAACGATGATGGCGAGCTGTGTATTAGCTATCAGAACGGTGACGCTGATAAAGCGTCAACCTTCTCAGAAGGTTTTAATGAGCACAGGGCATTCACTCCCACCATAGAGAGATTTGCCCCGACATGGAGAATATCCCATGTATAAACAGAAATAACATGGTTTCGATCCCTGTGCTCACTAAAGCCAACTGTTTGGAGGATATATGGCAACTATTACAGTTAAAAAGTCACGCAAGCCTGAGTTTTTACGTGGAGCATCTGCAAATAGACGTCACGCCAGACGGAAAGCAGAAGCTATTGCAAAAAAGAATATTGAATTGAAATTAGAATCAGTATTCCCTCAGGAGAAAAGACTTACATCAGTAGAAAAAACACTGTCACTAAGTCACATACCAGTTACTAGAAATATTGAACCTAAATTCAAACCATCGGTAGATAACTGTTGCTTACCTAATGTAGCAGTATTTTCAGGAGTTAAAACAAAACAGCCGAGCAGTGAGTTCGGGGTTACGGCGAGATAAAGCCCACGGATGGGCTTAGTCATGAAAGCCAAGTTTTGTTTTGGTAGCTTCAAGGAATAACTTGGTAGCAATGCTCGCGTTAGCAAATGCATAATCAACCATTCTGCTAACAACAGCTTCAGCGCCCTTTTCTTTTACCATATCGAGAAGCGTTTTTTTATCTTCATCAGGTAGGTTAACGGCTCTGATCATTGCTTCTAAGTTTTTAATGGTGCTTTCGTGAATTTTTATGTTAACAACGTTTAATTTGTTACCAAGAGTATCGGCGTTAGCGCAGTCAACACCATCAGCGGTTAACCCCACTTTGTGAATATTAAAAGAATAGGGCTCATCATCGACAACACCGATTCTCACAGCACCGTCTTGTACTAACCCTCTTTTTTGCAAATAGTCCAACTCTCTTGCTAGTTGGTCTTCTCCGAATTCTTCCAGTAACTCGTTAAATTTATCCTGAGTTATTGGTTTCATTAAGAATTCTCTATTATTTAATGCTTGAATAATCATTTCTTGCCTCTCAGATAGAACGTGCATGTTGTTTTCCTTTTTCATTGGTGGGGTGAACACATTGTAATCAATTTCTTTGGTGGGGACTAGAGAAACCACTGACGCCCTAAGTGGATAAATAAACGGGCACAGTTAACTAATTACAGTCCATTCCGTGGGCTGTGGTGAGTTGATTAATAGATAGGAGATAGAGATGGCAATAACACTGAAAGTATATAAAGACTCGCCAGAGCATAGTGAGTATATGGAAGCTCGATTCCCGAAGGATAGACGCCACCATTCTTGTTCAAATGAAACCTTCGAATATGAAGGTCACCGCTGGAAATACCAAGTAACAAACTTCGACGATAACGGCGACTATGATTTGCTTTGGCGTCCAGATGGCAATGAGCCTGAGTTGATGGCAAGTGATGCGACTATCAGGGATTATTTAGCTGCTAAGGCTATGAATGGAATCCTTGTAAACACAGAGAGAAATCAATTTTCATTCAGTGAGACAGGTGAAATTGCAAGTAAGGCCTATGAGTTGGCAGATGCAATGTTAAAGGCTAGGGGGTGATATGGAAATAACCGAAACAAAAGATGTCTGGTTAGTAATATCAAATACTGACCTAAACGAAGGTAGAGGTAGTGATTTTGTTGCCAGTGTTTGCGAATCACAAGCTACAGCGATGCGTATTGGTGAGCGTGGTTACGTGCAAGGAAGTAAATGTCCAATACGAAAAGGAATTGGAGTAAAAATTAAAAACACTTGGTATTACCCTTCAGAAATCGAACCAATGACCAAAGATGATAAAAACAAGCAACGCTTAATCGACGCTAAAGAGGCGGCATACGAAAAAGCTAAATCAGCGGGCCTATCTGATGACGAGATAACAATGCTACGCCTGTAAGCCCTCGGTCAGCAGTAACCCACCACTTAATCATTCATATCGCTATTAATAGTGAGGAATACGCACATATGGCAAATGAGAATAACGGCTGGATTCGCTGTGATGAATTAACACCAGAAGTTAAAGATGATTTGATATTGCTAATTTGTATGGATAGCAAATACCCAGAACCATGGTTAGGCAACATACTTGATTACTTTGGTAAGTCAGGCTCGCTTAATGCTTATTGTGGCAAGGTAACGCACTGGCAACCAGTTCCAAAAAATCCAATTAAATAACCCACCGCACCAATACCAGATAACCACCCTATCGCTCACCTAGCGAGGTAACAATGAAATCAGAATATTACATCACTATGCGTGATTGCATGGCGGTGCGTATCACTACGCCTCAAGCACGTAAGAATAAACGTACAAGCCCATGGTTATTCAGTTTGGCTGCGATCATTGTGACAACCGTTGGCGTAATACCGACATTTGTAAGTTGAGGTGATTATGCAAATTTCATACAGCTACTCGAACGGAACTCGGGTAATTCACGATAAAACAGTCATGGAATTTGACGAAAGTAGCAAGCTTAGCATTGAGACAGGAAGTTTCGCTGAGCTGGCTAAGTTAACGGAAATAGACTCAATTGAGGCAATGGAATATGTACTCGATTGTGACGACGAATCGCTTGAACGGATTATCAATGCGATAGGTAAGGAAGCCTTTATTAACAGGATATTGCGAGTTTCTAAGCTAAGGAGGGTTGCGTGATTACAAACACCTACGGACTCAGAAACGACTGGTACGAACGTCAAATGGAAAAACAAGCGTTTGTTAATTCTCAGGAAGAGAAAATATCAGTTGATGAGGTTATGGATAGCCTACCAGAAGAACTGTTATGTATGGATTTAGCAAGGAAGTTAAATCCTGTATTTGAAATTAGCCCTCAAGCGCTGGATGCAGTTTTAGATGGAATTAGAACAGCTATTCAGATCGGGATAGATAAAGAGGTTTTAGGATGAAACCTGGTATCCATTACAACATTTCAAATGAGGATTATCACCATGGATTAGGGATCAGTAAATCTCAGTTAGATTTAATAAGCGAAATGCCAGCCGAATATATTTGGAGCAAGGAATCTCCTGTTGATGAAGAAAAAATAAAGGCATTGGATTTCGGGACTGCTATCCACTGTCTTTTGTTAGAGCCAGATGAATACAGTAAGCGATACAAGATAGGTCCTGATGTAAATCGTAGAACAAACGCAGGGAAGCAAGAGGAAAAGGAATTTCTCGAAATGTGTGAAAAGGAAGGTGTCACACCAATCACTCATGACGATAACAGGAAGTTAATGCTCATGAGAGATAGCGCACTAGCTCACCCAATAGCTAAATGGTGCTTGGAAGCTAATGGAGTAGCTGAAAGTAGCATTTATTGGAACGATGTAGATACGGATATTCTTTGTCGTTGCCGGCCAGATAAACTCATTCAAGATCACCATTGGATTGTTGATGTAAAAAGTTCCGCTGACATTCAACGATTTGACCGCTCCATGTACGAATATCGGTACCACGTACAGGACTCTTTTTATTCCGATGGATATAAATCATTAACAGGCGAACCCCCTGTCTTTGTCTTCCTCGTTGTAAGCACGACTATCGACTGCGGTAGATACCCCGTTAGAGTTTTCAATTTAGACCAACAAGCAAAAGATATTGGTCGAACAACCTACAAACAAAATTTAAGAACGTATGCAGAATGCCTAAAAACGGATGAATGGGCAGGCATACGCACATTATCACTGCCCTACTGGGCTAAGGAATTAAGGAATGAGTAACCCACCATTAGCTCAAGCTGACTTGCAAAAAACTCAAGGTACAGAGGTAAAAGAAAAAACCAAAGATCAAATGCTGGTTGAGTTTATTAACAAGCCAAATATGAAAGCGCAATTAGCAGCTGCGCTTCCTCGTCACATGACGCCGGATAGAATGATCCGCATTGTGACGACGGAAATTAGAAAAACGCCAGAATTAGCCAATTGTGATATGCAAAGTTTTGTTGGTGCAGTGGTGCAATGTTCGCAATTAGGATTAGAACCGGGCAATGCACTAGGGCATGCATATATATTGCCTTTCGAGAAAAAGAGAAAACAAGGTAATCAGTGGGTAACCGTTAGGACCGATGCGCAGCTAATCATTGGCTACCGAGGAATGATTGATTTAGCACGCCGATCAGGGCAAATAGTAAGCATCTCAGCCAGAACGGTAAGGCAAGGCGATAGTTTCCATTTTGAGTATGGACTGAATGAAAACCTAACGCACGTACCAGGTGAAAATGAGGACTCGCCCATTACACACGTTTACGCTGTCGCAAGGTTGAAAGATGGCGGTGTCCAGTTTGAAGTTATGACGCATAACCAAATTGAGAAAGTCAGAGCATCAAGTAAAGCTGGACAAAATGGCCCATGGGTTTCTCACTGGGAAGAAATGGCGAAGAAAACCGTTATCCGTCGTTTATTTAAATACCTACCAGTCTCTATCGAAATGCAAAAAGCAGTCATTCTTGATGAAAAAGCAGAGGCTAATGTCGATCAGGAAAATTCATCTGTATTTGAAGGCGAGTTTGAAGAGGTTAGCCAAAGCGCCTAACCACTCTACCCGTTCAACCAAAGGATATAACCATGAAAAGTTTGCATGGTCGTTGCATTCAGAGATGGAAGCAACGATTTAAGAGTGTTTGTGATTCTAAGGCCTCACCTTATTTCAGAAAGCGCGACTTAAAGGAATTTTGTCGTGAATGTGGCGTCATTACTGCTGACATGATGATCCAAAATATGGCGGAGAATAATGCAATGGTTGACTTCAGTGGGTGCTGGCAAGGATGGTCGCCTGAATTTTCAAAGTTCTTTGACAAGAACCGAGAGAAGTACATTACCGAAGCACGTTTATTTCTTAATAAAGAAGCTACTAACGACGAAATAGACGACTTAATCGAAGAAGAAATCTCTAATTGGAATTAGGACTCAGTGCAAGGATGCAAACAGGAGATAGATATGAAAACTTTTAAAAATGTACCTTGGATTAACTATTGTACTAAATGCGATGCAGAACAGGCAACGGGTACAAACAGAAAAAGGCAGTGAAGACTGGTTTTACGATGGTGACAAAGTAACTTGCGAAAACTGCGGTCACACTGGCGTTATTGAGGCAGATGGCGAATGCGCTTGGTGTGTATGGGATGAAGTTGACGACTCTCAGGGGTGCAATGAAGAGGAATGAATAATGGCAATAATTCAGTTTTGTATAGCTGACAGTAAAGACGAAGACCCGTCAGGAATTAGTGAAGATAACCTCTATGAATTACCAGATGATCATAATTTCAGTGCTGATGATGACCTCGATTCATGCATTGAAGCATGTGCAGAATATTATCACGCTGACTGTGATGGATGGGAAGGTAGATGGCCGTTGTTATTCATGTTATGGATTGACGACCAATATCTTGGCACGCTTGAAGTTGAACGTGAGTTTGAACCAGTGTTTTCAGCAAACAAGGTAGAGTGATGAAATTAACAGATAAGCAAGCTAAAACGCTAGATATTGTGAGAGATAAGTTTGGCGCTGGAGTTGATGGTAGAACGCTTAAATCTTTTGAGAAAAAAGGGTTAATTAGACAGACTGTCCTTGGTTGGATATTAACAAAATCAGGATTTGATATATTAAAAAGGTGGAGTGATGGATAAATCAAGGCAGCAATTTGAAGCATTTATAAGTAAAGGTGATTACCCTTGGGTGAAAGGTATTATCCCTGTCATGTGGATGGTGTGGGAAGCATCGCGCGAAAGTGCTGAGCCAGAAATTAAACATCATCAACTAAGAGAGCTTGTTAATACCGCAAGAGATACGGCTATTAAATATCAAGGGTGTCAATGCTTACGTTCAGCGTTATCAACAGCCATAAGACACAGCTTAATCTGCAACGGAGTGAAAATAAAAGATGAATAATGAAATCTTGGAGTTAGCGATTGATTTAAAAAATAAAGCTAAGGTATTAAGCGTTGGGTATGAACGATCATATGTTAATTTAAATACGCTAATAAAAATTTGCGAATATATCGAACACATTAACAATCTACAGCCTGTCGCTTGGATGTACCCTGTGTTTCATGATGAGAAAATGCAATTCACTACTGATGCAGTTACATCTGAAAATATAGATATTCATTTTCAATCTCATGGCTCACCATTTAAAGTAACCCCGCTATATAAATTAGATTAAACAACCATGCAAATAATCGGATATGTATTACTCATGCTAATACAGGGTTCTGCACATCTATAGGAAATCAAAATGATATATTTAAGTTTGTTCAACGGAATATCCGCTGGGCGATTGGCACTGTATCGCGCTGGAATTAAATTTGATAAGTATTACATTGCTGAAATAGATAAATTCGCTAATAAGGTATCTGAGTTTCATTATCCAGACAACATCCAATTAGGTGACGTTAATAATTGGCGCGAGTGGGATATTGACTGGTCAAATGTGGGATTAGTTACTGCGGGATTTCCATGTCAAAGTTGGTCGCTGGCCGGCAAGCAATTAGGCGATAAAGATGAGCGAGGTAAATTATTCTGGACGACGTTAGAGGTAATGAGTCATGTGTTAGAAAATAATCCACACGCTAAATTCATGCTTGAAAATGTGAAAATGAAAAAGGAATTTGAGGAATATATAACATTGCATACGGAACGTGCATTAGGTTATGTAAATAAAACTCTTATTAACAGTTCATTATTATCAGCTCAAAATAGACAGCGTTACTACTGGACTAATTTTGAAGTTAGCCAGCCAGAAGATAAAGGCATTTTTCTGAAAGATATTATCGAGAATATTAACTCAAGTAATAGGCCGTATGAAAAAAGAAATAATATTAATCTTCGTCAATCAGAATTGATTCATATCGGAAACGCTATTGATATAAAAGGTAATAAAACGATATTGAGAGTTTATTCTACTGACGGAAAATCGCCTACATTATCAACATGTCAGGGGGGGCATCGGCAACCAAAAATAGCATTGGATTGCAATAATTACAGGAAATTAACAGCGACTGAATTCGCAAGACTACAAACGTTCCCCGATGGTTGGTGTGAAAATATAGTTTCAAATTCACAATCATATAAATGTTACGGCAATGCGTGGACTGTTGATGTTATTGCTCACATATTTAAATGTGCATATAGAGAAAATAAACATGAAGATATTCGTCCTGTTGTTAATTATGAACAATCATGTAGTGCCAATATCTGAGGATTTATACACGCAATCGGAATGCAATAAACGTACTGAATATTTAATGTCAGTGAGGAATGTTGAAGTTGTTTGTGGAGAAATATACAGATGAGACAAATTAAAATAAATTCTGGTTCGTGGCAAAAAGATTTGGAAATGGTTGTCACTGTTATCGATGAAGATAAATTTAAAAAATCATGTGAGCAAATTAATAAATTCTATGCTGGTGATGAATATAGAGCTGATATACACGGTAGCCATGAGAAAGCAGGTTTTGCAATGTTCTGTGCTGAGTGCTTCCAGCAAATGGCTTTTAATTGCTACAAGGATGAAGAATGGCTGGCTGAGCAATTCGATTGGTCTAAAGATAAAGGAATTGATGGCTATCCTGCGCTGGATGATATGGGGATTCGGATTGATGAAATAGAACCTTGGTTTATTGATCTGGAAGATATAGAAATTACAGGATGGTAATCAATGAATAAATACACCGAACTCTCTGATTTCGAGATTAATAAAAAGGTTGCTGACTTAATTGGCGCCACTCCATTTCCATTCGGATCAACAGATTATCGTCGCTCCGCTGTTTCTGGTTGTGAAAGTGCAATAATTATTAGATCACCTCGCAAGGTTGGCTCATTCGACGCGTGTAATAACCCTACTGACGCAATGCCTATTATTATTGAGAATGAAATATCGATGATTAAAAGCTCGGGTGGCTGGATGTGCTGCCATGGCTCAGTTGGTAATGTTGAGCATGAAAGCTTATACCGTGGCGCTATGGAAGTATTCCTGATGATGAAGGATGCGGAGAATGAAAAAATATGACTTGATATTGTGCGATCCACCTTGGTCTTACAATAACAAAGTTTCAAATGGTGCAGCAGATAATCATTACAACACTACCGACTTATATTCCCTCTCCAGATTACCAATAGAAAAACACTCCTCTAAAAATGCCGTACTGTTTATGTGGTACACAGGAAACTTTGCACTCGAAGTAATTAAATTAGCTGAAGCATGGGATTTTAAAGTTAAAAATATGTTTGGGTTCGCATGGGTTAAATTAAATAAAAATGCAGGAGATAGAATAAATAAAAAACCGCCAGAAGATTTCTTTGATTTCATGGAAATATTAAACAATGAGACAAAGATTAATTGCGGTAATTATACCCGTCAAAATGTCGAAATGTGTTTAATAGCTACAAGAGGAAATGGATTACCTCGTCAATCTGCAAGCGTGAGACAAATTATTTACTCGTGCTTAGGTGAACACAGCGAAAAGCCAAAAGAGGTACATCATCGTTTGGAGGAATTATACGGAGACGTTCCTCGACTCGAATTATTCGCTCGTGAGAAATACGGTGATTGGGATGTGTATGGCGACCAAGCAGAAGAAAGCATTCAATTAATATAAAGGTAAATTATGGATATTATCGACTCAGCAAACGAATTAGAACAATTACATATTCAAGCCTCATTATTAAATCGCAAACCTGCAATTAAATCATATAACGGAATGTGCATTTGGTGTCACGAAGAACCTGTCTCACCTAATAGTGCATATTGCAGTAAAGATTGTGGTGATGACCATGAACAACATAAACGGAAGAATGGATAGTATTGCATTAGAAAATGCACGACGGCAAATAGCAAAGGAATGCTTAATCGAACTAAGAAGCCATGGAATACCAAACGATAAACTAACCACTCAGATCCTCGACAAATACACACCGAAGTTTAAGCCCCTAAATCACACAAAGTACAACACCAAAGATGTTATGTGCCAATACATCAGAAATCTGCAAAAGGAAGAGAAGAATGGAAGATGACTGCATGACATTGAAAGAGTTTGCAGGGAAGCTAAAACTCTCACCATCAACTATCTATAAAAACCCACCAAAATATTACATGTTTAAGGTGGGCGGTTCATGGCGAGCTAACAAGGAAAGCCTGAAAAAGTTTGAACAGGCGCAGTTTAATGACAATAATGTTTACCGGCTGGCTGTGGTCGGTGGCAGGAGAAATTTAAAATGCCGATCTACAAAAGAGGTAACACATACTGGATTGATGTCACATCTCCAAGTGGAGAAAGAATTAGGAGATCTACTGGCACCACGAACAAGGTGAAAGCCCAGGAGTATCACGATAAATTGAAATACGACCTGTGGCAGATAGACAAATTAGATAAATCGCCAGAACGAACATTCGATGAGATGATGATTTTGGCGCTAAGAAACGCTGAGAGTCATCGAAGTTTTGCAAATGCACAAACTAATGCAAGGTATTTCCTAGCTATTTTCAAGGGAAGAAAACTATCCACTATTACCAGTGATGAGATCACGAACTCACTGCCTGTGTATAGCACGAAAACAAAGAGAAAACTCTCTAACGCATCCAAAAACAGGTATCGTTCATTTATTATGAGGGCATTTTCATTAGCACACAAAAGCGGATGGATAAAAGAAAAACCACATGTTCCATCGTTTAGAGAACCAGTTGTCAGGGTTAGATGGATCGAAAAGGAAGTGGCAATTGAGCTTATTGATAATCTAAAGCTAAAGTGGATGAAAGACTTAGTTAGCTTGGCATTATTAACTGGAGCAAGACGAGGTGAGTTACTATCCCTAACTTGGAGCAATGTTGACTTAGATAGAGGGGTTGCAATAGTAACACCTGAAAACTCAAAATCTAACCGAGGTCGCCCTCTCCCTTTAAATGAAGATGCTGTAAATATTTTACGCAATATCCCAAGAGAATTTGAATATGTATTTACGAGAACAGGAAAAAGAAAACGATCTATCGGTCTTGAAGATTTTGAACGGGCAGTTAGATTAACTGGGTTAACAGATTTTAGATTTCATGACCTGCGCCACACATGGGCAAGTTGGCATGCTCAGAGTGGAACACCATTAATGGTATTAAAAGAAATGGGAGGTTGGGAAACATTAGAAATGGTTAAGAGGTATGCCCATTTAAGTGGCGAGCATTTAACCAAATACAGTGAGCGCGTCACAATTTCGACACACTCGAAGAATGAAGCCAGAAAAAAGCCACATCTAACTCTTTTAACTGGCTGA